ACCATCAAAACCCTTGCACATGAGGTAATGTGATGGAGCTCGTTGACCTGACTGACAAATGGCAGCACGGCAGGTTCTACAAGGTAGCAGCGTTCGACCAGTGCGACGGCTGTGTGTTCTATCCTGATAAGCCGAAAGACAAAGTACCTTGTTGGGACGCCTTAGGCTGCGAAAGTAAGAGCATACGAGTAATCTATATCAACATCGACGAAGCATCTGTCGTCGAATATGTAAAAGGGAGACTCAATGGGAAAACCAACTGACGACCTAACTGAATTCCAAATCATCTGGTGTGTCGCGCTCGCCGTAGTCATCGGCGTAGCAGTGTGGGCTCACCTATCACAAACATAGCGGGGGGTTCATGAAACTCGGTGCCTAGCCTAGTCGATGTGACTGGCATCGTGGTTGCTTGCTCCCCCCAACGGAAGAACTCGGCAAGCGACAGCCCAACCATGACGAGGGGCATGGACGAATCGACTAACCCCTCACTTCACTTAACTCACTTAGAAAGTTCATCATGAAATACAACGACATCAAACGCTCTGTTCTCGCTAACTTCGCCAAGGGCAACAACCTTGTGCCATTCATCGTAGGCAAACCCGGCGGCGGTAAGTCATCGCTGGCTCGTGAGATTGTTGCCGAGCTTGGCATTGACCCCGAGCGCATCACAGAGTTCAACCCATCCTTGCGTGACCCAGTTGACATCATGGGCTTGCCCGTTACTGGCGGCGAGTGTTCATCATGGTTGCCTCCCTCAGAGTTCTGGCGTGTTCGTGACGACGGTACTGACCGCCCATGTGCGCTCATCATCGAGGAAATGTCCGATGCGGCTGTGCCTATGCAGAACCCACTGTGTCGTGTTGTCCTTGACCGCTTCGCTGGCGAGCTCAAGCTGCACCCTAAGTTGCACATCATTGCAACGGGCAACCGTACCGAGGACAAGTCTGGTGCGACCCGCATGACTACCAAGCTGGGCAACCGTATGCAGACGCTGACGTTCGACGAGAACCTTGACGACTGGTGTGACTGGGCTCTTGACAATGGCATCGCTGTGGAGATGGTTCAGTTCCTGCGCTTCCGTCCCAACATGTTGTCTGACTTCGACCCCAACCGTGCTATCAACCCAACGCCTCGTTCATGGGCTATGGCTAACCAAGTTGACGGTGACTTGCCTGCTGACTTGTACTACGCCAACATCGCTGGCTTAGTTGGCGAGGGTGCTGCCGCTGAGTACACAGGCTTCAAGCGTATCTTCGAGGCACTGCCTGACATTGACGGCATCTTGATGAACCCTGCCAAGGCTAACGTACCTGACGACATGCCCGTGTTGTTTGCTCTGACTGGTGCGCTTGCGCATCGTGTTAGCAAGGACAACTTCGACCGTGTGTGCGAGTACATCAACCGCATCCCTGCTGAGTTCCAAGTCATGTGTGTGCTCGACTCCAAGAAGCTCAAGCCTGAGATTGTCAACACCAAAGCCTTCGTGCAGTGGGCGGTCAAGAACGCCAATGTCCTCTCTTGAGTGGAGTGAGTCATTCTTTACTCGGGCTGGTGGCAACCCCGCTGTGCCCGAGTTGTATTACGAGCTGTGGAGGGTAGGGCAAGACCGTACCGCTTGGTACAACATGCCCGTCGCGTATATCTACCGCAAAGGTAAACGGTTGTACGAGTTAGAAATAACAGACGACGAAGACAACGCTCGGCAGTTCACAACACTCAAAGCAGCTAAAGCAATGGGCATCGCCCTAGTAAGGATGAACGATGGCTGAATACAAATGGACAGAAGCTATGGGGTTAGCTGATTGGGTACTCAGGGAAGTCGTGAACGGCGAAGTTCCGCAAAACGGTAGCCCTATTACTGATTCATATAAACCACCCTTCGGCTTCATCATGCGCTCAGGGCCAACGTCATACACCGCATGGATACCAAACGATGCTGGCAATCGAATGGAGTTCTATTCAGTGGACGACGCCAAGGCATGGGTATTTACACAAGTGAGGTTAAACGATGGCACAGCGCTATTACGTACAGATAGCTTTCGCTGACAACGGAGGCATCGCAATCAATGGGCCCGTCACACAAGGCGGGCGAACAGACACAAGCAAGTTGTATATCACTGAGTCACTTGACCCTACTCATATAGGCGCGATGTTCTTAGCGTTCCACGCAGACCTCAAGCTGAGTAACAAGCTCGACTTAGACAACATTGAATTTTAGGAGGACACATGCAACCGACAACACTATCTAGCAAAGCAATGCTGGTCAAGCTGACAGTACGCCGAGCAAACTTAACACGCCGTGACATTACGGCTGAGCTCATTATTCAGAATCAGATGGATGACACATCATTGGTCGTCAACCGCAAACTGTTTCGTGACAAGCTCAACCCCATCAACCGCATCATGCAGGTGGCATCGGAGGTTTACACCTATCACAAGGCGCACACGCTGGCATACATTGATAAAGGCCCACGGCTGTTACCCAACGCACAGTACATGGACTACACATCAGAAATGCGCCAACGCATCCAAGCAGTAGACGACATGCTCGACAAGTACATGCCTGACTACGATAACTATGTGCAGCTTGACATCAAGGCTCGTGCATTGGGTAACACAGGCACGGCTCGCGTTGAGGACTATCCAACTGCTGATGAGTTCCGTAGCAAGATGGGCTTCGACTTGCGCTTCACTCCACTGCCTGATGCTAAGCACTTCTTGTTCGACATTAGTGATGCAGACATGGCTGAGTTCAACGCATCAATGGAGCAGGTTGCACAGGGCGCTCGTGCTGAGGTTATCAAGGGCATGCTCGAACCATTGCAACACTTGGTTGAAAAGCTCAACAAACCCATCGGTACTGAGGGCGCTATCTTCCGTGACACTGCGGTAGAGAACGTAGTCGAGGGCTTACGTCGTGCTAAGGCACTCAACGTCAACAGCGATGCTGATGTGGATGCAATGGCTGACACACTGATGGAGGCTGTGAAGATGTATGACTTCAACAAGGACATCTTGCGTGAGTCACCAGTAGTCCGTGAGCAAGCGGCTATCAAACTCGACGAGATTGCCAAGAAGATGGCTGCGTATGGATTGGGTTGATGGATGGGTACGTGACATGGTTTACATGGCGTCGGGATTGCTACTCGCTTTCCTGATTGCCATTACATACACCGTGTTCCAAATAGTTAGCGACTGGATGCAACGTCGCTATGTGCAACAGGCCAAGCAACCACAGAAGGTGGAAGGCAAGGTCAAACAACCAATGGGGTTCTTATGACAGACACCGACATCATGATGCTTAGCATCTTCTTCAACATCATCTTGTTGTTCAACAGTTGGCTCATGCACAAACGATACGAGGTGCTAGGCATGTTGTTCGGTAAGACTGTTGGGTTAGTAGCAGCAATCGCTGATGGTAAGGCGATGCCTGAGCGAGATAGTAAGGGCGAGATTCGTATCAAGGATTTACAGGAGAAAGCAAATGGCAACTAAGTTAGAAAAAGCAAAAGCACAAATCGTGCTTGACCATCCCTTCTTCGCGGCTATCCTGCTGCGTCGCAAGCTCATCTGTGACAACACCATCCCAACACTGGCAGTCGATGCTCGTGCCAACATCTATTACAACAATGACTTCCTTGAGTCGTTGACTGTGCCGCAGATTGTGTGGGGCTTGTGCCACGAGGTCGGCCATGTCATCGGCCAGCATGCTATCCGTAAGGGTGCTCGCAACCACAAGAAGTGGAACTACGCTGGTGACGCATGGATTAACGACACACTCGACGACAGCGGCGTCGGCCAACGCATCCCTAACACTGTGGACATGAAGGGTAGCAAAGACAAGACTACTGAGTCTATCTATGACGAGTTGCCTGACAACCACGGCGACAACGGCTTAGGTGATGACGTTATCTACGGCATCGGTGCTGACGGTAGCGGCAAGCCCCTGACACCTGACGAGATTAAGGAGATTGAGGGCCAAATCAAGATTGAGATTGCCGAGGCTGCCCAAGCTGCCAAGATGCGCGGTAAGTTGTCTGGTCGTCTTGAGAAGATGGTCGCTGACATGCTCGAGGTCAAGACACCTTGGTATGAGATTCTCGAGAAGCACATGACTGCGTGTGTCGCTCAGGGTCAATCATGGCGTCGTCCTAACCGTCGCTTCGTAGACCACTATCTGCCTAGCGTTGACAAGTTGCCACAGATGGGTGAGCTTGTTGTTCAGGTTGACGTATCAGGTTCTATCTCACGCCAAGAGTTAGCGGCATACAACGGTCACCTATCACGCATCATCGAGCAGTGTCGCCCTGAGAAAGTTCATGTGTTGTACACCGACACCGAAGTTCAGAAGCACATGGAGTTCGACTGCGGCGAAGAGGTTAGCCTCGAGTTCTACTCAGGCGGTGGCACTGACATGCCCGCTGGCTTTGACTACTGTGCCAAGTTCGGTATCGAGCCACAAGTGTTCGTGTGTTTGACTGACGGCTACACAGGCTTCGGTGAAGACCCCGGCTACCCAGTTGTGTGGTGTATCAGTTCAGATGTCGAAGCACCGTGGGGTGAGAACATTCACTTCGAGTTGGAACAGTGAGTGAGTTCAAGTACGAGTGGAGCAGCTCTGAGTACTTGACCACAAGCTGGAGATACCACGTATCTAGGCAAGACCCTTTGCACTTCAGGATACTCGGGCTAATCAACCGTGAACTAACAACAGACGAGGACGCTGAGCGCATCCACCACTACCACGCGTTCGAGAACGCACAACACACCAGCATGTATTTCCCTACCTTAGATGAAGCTAAGGCATGGGTTGTTGCATGCACGATGGGCGCTAAACCATGAAAGGGAAACACTATGGCAAATCTAAGCGCACAGATACAAGAGCTCGAAGAAGAGTGCTACTACAACCAACAACGAGTGACAGAACTTGAAGAAGAGAACGCTCGACTCAAGGATGAAGTCAGCGACCTTGAAGACCAAGTAGCTGAACTAGAGGAGCAGGTTGAATGGATGCACGAGATACACCCCGAACTAGAGGAGGCGTATGACGCAAAGCAACGACTCGACCAAGCAACTTAAATGGTTGTATGGAACACGAATGTCCAAGTTGTTCGAGGTCAACATCCACTCGGTCTACAACAGACTGATTGCAAAAGTTGATTACGACGATGGGAAGTTCGTAATAACTACACAACACAAGACTGACTTAGCATCCGACGAGCTCATCAAAGCGTATTGTGAGGCAACCATCCACTCAATGGAGCAATGGCTTGCTGAAGAAATAGCAAAGAAACTTACTTAAGGAAATCAAATGGGACATCCACTTACATACAAATGGGCAGAAGCATTGTTCGACACACGTCGCAAGACAAAAGACTTCAAGGCATACAAGACCGACACACACATGACCAAAGAAGCAGACGGCACGTTCATGTTCACCTACCTCCAATACAACTGGGAGAAGGACGAGGTTAGCAAGCAGTACAAGCGGTCAGAAGTCCGTGCCGCAACACCATTGGTCAGCATCTCACCCGACAACGTGATGACATTGTTAGCACCTGAGACTAAGGGTTGGCCTAGTGTGCACCACATGACTATCCGCAACCGCTTGCAAGAAATCACTGGCTTCAGTATCTACTCTGACACTGCACACCACAAGAACAAAGAGACTCCGATTCGTATCTTCCACAGGTTCTATGGCGCTAATGGATGGGAGAAGCAGTCATGGTGTACTGGCAGCGATAGCTCCATCCCATACAAGGCGGGCACACAGTTCCAAGTCAGCACTACACAGGGCAGGGTCGAGTGCCTCAACCCACCGACGGACATTAAGAGCGTAGTGAAAAATTCAGCTGTGCAGCAAGTCAAGGGCGACACCGCTGTCATCCGTAAGCTGGCAATGGTTATGTTGCGTGTTGGCTTTGAAGAGCACATCGAGAAGAAGCTGACTAGCTACTGGTACGCAACACCGCAGACCAAGCTGCTGTCGGATGTCAACTACAAAGACCCAACAGGCGACGACGCTATGGCTGTGCTTGCCCAAGGTATGCGCATGGCTACTCGTGTGGACGAGTCGTACTGGGACGGCGGGGTGTTCAAGAAGCGCACTATGGATGAACGTGTCAGCCTGATGCGTGAGCGCATCCTTGAGAACGGCATGAAGGCACTACGCAAACACATCTATAAAACAACCGACGGTTATGAGAAGGTGGAGGTCAAATAACAAATCAGTCTATAAACATACACACGTTTCCGTTATCATCAACACACTTACTGAAAGAAATCATCATGGCATACGTCGCAATCTCCGCAGCGCTTATCAATTCAACTGCGAACAATATCATCCATATGCGGGACAAAGAGAAGCTCACTGTCCCTGCTGTCGCTGAGCGCATCTCTGTATCTAACAAGGATGCTAACCTTGAGCTCCTAGTCTGGGGCAACCACCTTCACTTGCGTGACCAAATGCCTAGCGACTGGAAGGCTACGACCAACCGCATCTCAGCACGTATTCAGTTTGAGTGGGCAGAAGCAAAGAAAGCTTCATTCGACTTCACGTTCGAGTGTGCTGACCCCATCGAAGTACCACGGTGCGACAACCATTCGTACTATGGGCACCAAATCAAAGTTGACGCGGTTAGTCACCTGCTCCCACAACAAGCCCGTGACGCTATCGAGTACAACAAGTTCCTGCGTGTCACTGACGACAAGTGGAACGACATCAAGTCCAAGGTCACTCAGTTCCTTCAGTCTGCCAAGTCATTGAACGAAGCACTCAAGCTGTGGCCAGCTCTGTCTTTGTATATCTCTGACGACTACATCAACCGAGTAAATAACAACACCAAGCGCGAGAAGGTGGCATCGAAGGCCGAGGAAATCATGGCATCTATCTCAATCGACGACCTGACAGCAGCCGCTGTCGCATCCAAACTAACTGTATGAAAGACCCAGAATGCAACTACTCACACTCGAAGCTCGAGCACAAAAGCTCTTCGCCTCCTACAACGTCACACCTGAAGTCCGTGACCGCTATGAAAGGGACTGGCTCCGTAGTGTCCAAGCCCTCGGCGACAAGTGGCTCTTTGCCAAATACGCAGAACGACTCACACCCGAGCAACAGCGAGCTCGCTGCGAGGATGGCACGTATCGAGTCACGGCTAGTTCAGCTGATGATTCATCAAGGGCTTAACCCATACGCAAAGGTATATGAGTAATGGCTGAATACTACAAACACATGAACAACTGCGATGCCAATGGCTGCAAGTACGACGAGCCCGATGTGTGCCCCGTTGTGCGAAACATTCGCTTGGCTACTGGCAACATTCCAACATTGACTGAGGAGGTCACACCTATCATGCAACCAAGTCTGCGACAAGTCGGCGGCGACCACTACAAGAAACTCGCGGTGCAACCGTGGGACGTAGTGGATACATGGCCAATCGAACAACAAATTGGCTACTACCGTGGCGGTGCGTTGAAGTATGTAATGCGTATGGGGAACAAAGATGAATCAATTCAAGAAGTTAGCAAAGGCCTTCACTACTTGGAAAAACTCATCGAGTGCCTCAAGCGACAAGCTGAAGAAACACGATGATTACTCGGACGCGATGGCGTATCTTACGGAACGTCAGCGGGAGATGGAGTACAAAGAAGCGATAAGGAGGATTAACCCGATGGCAATCAATCACGCTGCTATGAACGCAGCAGGGCAACAAGCGATGTGGAACTCCGCAATAACTACAGGAACCGGTATGGGAGCAATCAACCAAGCATGGCCGCAAGGCTTAGAGTCTGACCGCGTTCGCCAAGATTCAACACGGCAGTTCGCTGTCGAGAAGGTGGACAACGGATTCATCATCCGTAGCGGCAAGTATTCAAAAATCTGCAAAGACATGGAAGAGCTGAGCAATCAGTTCGTCGCAATCATGGTCGAGGCACAACTGGACAAGTAACTATGTCTGACTTACGTACTGAACTCTTCACGAAAGTGATACCCAAAATGAACACACTTACTAAACCAACAGAGCTTAACAACTTAAACTTCGATGACCCTGAACAGCCATTGGAAGTCGCACCTGAGATTCTTTCCAACAACGAGTTGATATTCAACTACGTCAAGGAGCATCCTGCTTGCTACGGCGCGGACGTGGCAAAGCACTTCACTGGGCGCATCTCTACATCGTCTGTGTTGTCGCAGATTCACACAATGACACGGCGCGAGTTGTTCCACAAAGTTAAGTGCAGCACCACTGGATACCTTATGTACTCCACCGCAGTCAATGCCTACCCACGAGCTAAGGGTACTGAGCGCACTGCACGGTTACTCAAAGCGATGGCAACGATGACCCCTGAAGAACGTGGCGCTCGAATCAAGGAAGGCCACCGCAAGGCTAAGCTGAAGCAAGCCGAACAGCAGCTCGCACCAACCAAAAAGATAGTGCTGATTAAGAAAGACACGCAAGAGCAAGTTGCACCACGACCAACTGCCGGCATCAACATCGACTTACTCCCATTGTCCGAAGCCCGTCGCTTGTACGACGAGTTGCGTAAAGTCTTTGGAGGTTGATATGGACAGCTACTACACCCAGCCAGCAGTCGTCGAAGCGTTCGTTGACCAGAGTGGCAACAGGCATGAAGTTGTCAAGGCTCGCCAGCTAGAGAATTTCAAAATCTCTATCGAAGCCCACGTCAGCACGTTAACTGCGGAAGTGCAGACACTGAAGTACCACGCTAACTGGATTGAGCCTCGCCTCAACGATTACCACAAGTTCATGGAATGGATGCAACGCGTTCACCCTGACGTCATCACTGCCTACACACAGGCTACCAAGGTTGAGAAGATACTTGACGATGCCAAAGGTGAAATGGCTTACCCACAGGCGGTGCAAGCATGAAGCACCTCGGCCTATTCCTGAGCCTTGTTGTACGGTGGGCTACGCTTGGCATGTTTGTATTGAGCGTGTGGGCAATCACATACGCCACAGTTGGTTACGCCATGTACTTTATTCTTGTGGCAATCTTCTTCCATCTTGAAGCACAGTACTATGAGAAAAAAGAGTAAGTACAAACCAAAGGGTGTTCGCTTAGACAATCTGACTTGGGTTGTCTCTGGCATGAAGCCCTTCACATCTGTGTCACTTGGCACAGACATTCGCATCAAGAACCACGTTGCCTTGGAGCAGCTCCGCAAGGGTGAGGCTAACAAGGAAGACATCGACATCATCATTGGCGCGTTCAATATGATGGAAGGCTTCGGGCGTATGGGTATTGGCTCTGACTGGCAAGAAGAGATTCGCGCTGGTCAGGATGCCCTACTGTCTATCGCTCGCCGTGGTGTTCGTAGAGATATGCGATTCGTGTCCACTGGCCCTGAGCTAGTGGCTATCAACTTAGCAATGGAGATTCATGATGCCCAGCTTGACGCATGCACAGTCAGACAGCTTGAGCAAGCCCTCGAGATTGTCAAAGAAGATGTCATCTACAAAAGAGCAAGAGCAATCAACGCCGAAGACCCGCCTAGCCCCGGGGGCACCTTGGCCGAAATTGGAGCAACCAGTTGAACCTAAAAAACCAAAACGTGTCGGCCCCCCGAAGCCTAAGTACGTCCGCAAAACCAAAGCGACGGGCGAGCACATCACCCCAGACTGGCAGCCAAGCAAAACCGTGGGGCGACCATTGGCCTTTTCCAGCAACATGCTTGACATCTTTGCAAGAGCTCGTGACGAGATTGCCTCGGGAAAAGCGCGGGGCAAAATCAGAGATTCTGGCAAGAACGCTAAACGAAAGTCCTGAGGCATTACTATGAGACAACCACACCGCACTACTAAAGAAATGTGGGCGATTGAAATTCGCGACAGCGCCTTCCATAAGGCTGCATGGAGCACAGTCGGCTATTCGCTGTACGAACACAAGAGCGAAGCACAAGCAGACATTGATAGCTTCAAGATTGACGGTAGGCCAATGAAGGTGCGCGTCACTATCCAAAGAGCAACACCGTGAACAGAAAACCCATTGGGCTATCAGTGCCCTACCGCAAGACTGAGAAGCAAGAGTCCGTAGAGGCTCAGTTGGCAGCGCTCCAAAAGAAAGTCACTGACCTTGAACAACGGGTCAAGCAACTTGAGAAAAACAAATGACACAACTCATCACCCTTGACTTTGAGACTTACTACTCGAAAGACTATGGCCTCAAAAAATACACCACCGAACACTACATCCGTGACGAGCAATTCCAAGTCATCGGATTCGCCTACAAAGTTGACGACGGAGAAACCCATTGGGTCACGGGCACTGACAGGCAGATTACCGAGGCGCTTCACGAACTCGGAATTCCTAACGCCTACCTCATTTGTCACAACATGGCGTTCGACGGAGCCATCCTTGCATGGCGCTACGGCATCAAGCCCAAGTACTATCTCGATACCCTATCAATGGCCCGTCCGGTCACGGGGCTCACGGTTGGTGGCTCACTAGCAGCACTCGCCAAGAAGTACCTGTTGGATGAGAAGGGTACAGAAGTTGTCAATGCACTTGGCCTGCGCCGTGAAGACTTCAGCCCCGAGCAGATGGCTCGCTATGGTGAGTACTGTAAGCACGACGTTAACCTGACGTACGGGCTGTACCACATCTTCAAACAGTGGAACCCTCCAAAGGAGCTCTACATCCAAGACCTGATGCTGCGTATGTTCACTGACCCAGTACTCAAGCTGGACAAGAACGTGCTGGTTGACCATCTGTTCAACGTGCAAGACAAGAAGGCCAAGCTGATGGAGCGCATCGACGAAACCATTGGTCGCGATGCTCTGATGTCAAACCCCAAGTTCGCTGCTGTGTTGGAGCGGCTCGGTGTCACACCGCCCATGAAGGTTAGCCTTCGTACAAACAAGGAGACGTATGCCTTTGGTAAAACTGACCAAGAATTCAAAGCTCTCGCCGACCATCATGACCCAAGGGTGCAGGCCATCGTTGCTGCGCGTCTCGGCGTCAAATCTACGCTTGAGGAAACCCGCACCGAATCGTTCATTGGTATTGCCGAGCGAGGGAGTCTACCGATTCTGCTCAACTACTGGGGAGCGCATACTGGTAGGGCTTCTGGTGGCGACAAGATGAACCTTCAGAACCTGCCGCGAGGCGGGGCGCTGCGTAAGTCAATCACCGTACCCGAAGGGCACTCACTGGTAGCAGTTGACTCTGCACAGATTGAAGCTCGTGTCGTTGCATGGTGGGCTGGCCAAGAAGACTTGGTCGAAGACTTCCGCAACAACGTGGACATCTATTCGTCGTTTGCTTCCGTGGTGTACGGCAGACCTGTTGACCGTAAGAAGAACCCAAACGACAAGGTCGAGGGCTTCGTTGGTAAGACTTGTATCTTGGGACTAGGCTACGGCATGGGGCCTGACAAGTTCAAGGCGACACTCAAGATCGGTATGGGTGGTATCTCCGTGGACATGCCACTTGAGGACGCACAACGCACTGTGTCTGTGTACCGCGCCAAGTACGACAAGATTGCTGCCATATGGAAGTCATGCCAGAAAGCACTGGAGCAGATGTGCAAAGGCTTCGAGACTGAGGTGGGCGTGGGCATTGCCTTGCGCTGTACACCTGAGGGCGTCCACTTGCCTAACGGCACAATGATTCGCTACCCCAACCTCCGTAAAAACGCTGATGGATATGAGTACGACGGACGCTACGGCCCTGTTAAAATCTACGGCGGTAAGATGGTTGAGAACATCGTGCAAGCTCTGGCTCGTATCGTTGTGTTTGACCAAATGGCCAAGGTGGACATTGAGTTGCGTAAGAACGACAACCCTGATGCCGACCGACGCTATAAAGTTGCACTGACCGTGCATGATGAGGTAGTATCTGTTGTACCGACACCGGCTGCGAAGTGGTGTTTGGAGTTCATGCTTGAGACAATGAAAGTTCCACCTAAGTGGTGTGCTGACCTGCCTGTCTCTTGTGAGGGCGACATCGGTAAGAACTACGCTGACGCTAAATAACTTAAAGACTTTGGTCTTTGAGAGGAACCCCTATGGCTATACCCGCTTGGACATACTCCCAGCTTGACAAATTCGAGACGTGCCCACGTCAGTTCTACCACGTCCGTGTGTTGAAAGACATCAAGGAGCCACCAACTGAGGCGACTATGTGGGGTGAGAAAGTCCACACTGCTATGGAACATCGTGTCCGCGACGGCACACCGCTTCCTGAAGGTATGGAACAGTGGGAAGGCATCGCTGCCAAGTTCGCTGCACTGCCCGGCCAGAAACTCTGCGAGGAGCAGATGGCTGTGGACAAGAACTTCCAACCCGCTGAGTGGGGCAATGCGTGGTCACGCGGTATCGCTGACTTACTCGTTATCCATGGTGACAAGGCTGGTGTGTTCGACTACAAAACAGGTAAGCGCAAAATCACTGAGCAGCTCGAACTCTATGTTGGTTACACGTTTGCAACATACCCTGAAGTGAACTACGTAACAACTGGCTTCGTGTGGCTGCGTGACAAGAAGATTGACAAGGCCACCTATCATCGCGACCAAGTCGCAGGTATCTGGAATGGCTTCCTACCAAGGGTGCGCAAACTAGAGTCAGCGTATGAAAGAGAAGCATGGCCATGCCGACCATCTGGTCTGTGCCGTGGCTGGTGCCCAGTTAAGACATGTGATTTCTACAAGGAGAAGAAATGAAACTACCTACCGTTGATGCAAATTACTCTGAAGCAGTTGAATGCCCACAATGCGGCGGCAACAACCTACACCAAGCCTCTATTGCTGTAGAGCACGACCTGTCTGTCAGGTACAAAATGTTCTGCGAGGGATGCGGCAGGCTACCTTCGTTGCTTGCCATACACCACCACAAAGGCTGCACTTTTATCGAATGGGTTGAAGATGGCTCAAACTCCTGAAGGCAAAGTCAAAGACGCAGTTAAGAAAGAGCTGCGCAAACGAGACATCTGGTATTTCATGCCCATGCAAAACGGCTTCGGCGTTGTGGGCATTCCCGATTTCATCTGTTGCTGGGAAGGAAAGTTTCTGGCAATCGAGACAAAGGCCCCCGGCAAGAGGGGTGACACCACGGCTAATCAAGACCGTGTTATCGCTGAGATCAAAGACCACTGGGGTAAAGCCTTGGTAGTCGATGATATCGAACAACTACGTGATTATTTGGAGTATGCAAATGAACAAGGGCGGGGCTAAAAAAGCTGCGTATGACAAGGCCTACAACGCAAGGCCAGAACAAGTTGACAACCGTGAGAAGCGCAATGCAGCCCGTGCTGCGCTGATGCGGGATGGCAAAGTAAAGAAAGGCGACGGTAAAGATGTTGACCATAAGCAAATGCTTGACGGCGGCGGCGGCAACGGTAAAGGCAACTTACGTGTTGTTGACCAAAAGACGAACCGAGGCTGGCGCAAAACCAATGGCGGTCAGTACGGCAAGTGATTGGGAGGCGGGGGTGAACGTAATCGCCCCCTACAGGTACACAAAGATTGGCAGCGGGTCTGACTCGATTGGTACTCTCTTTGGTGCGCCCATTCCCTCTAACGTAACTGCGGTCACGATACAACAAGACGCGGTGAACTACCAACACAAAATCCGGTGGCGAGTTCGCAGTGACATAAGCGATGAAATCCATGAGATGGAATTGCCTGATGCAGCAACGAGAGAGCACATTCAAGCTGTGTTAACCGCAATGAGACTCACATGCTAATAAGAAAAGACAAAAAAGCCCTCATCTTTAAACTGCGCAACCCTTCACGAGTTACCACTGTCATCCCAACGGCACGTTTGGTTTCTCATGAGGGGGACACGCTAGTGGCTGTGCCGCACCGACCCGAGGAAGTTAAGGTGCTCCGCAATCTGGGGTTCAACCCACCAGACCCGATGGAGTACTACTACCAATGGCCCGGACGGTTCAAGCCATTTGCTGCACAGATTGAGACTGCCAACTTCCTAGCTATGCACGACCGTGCCTTCTGTCTGAACTCTATGGGTTTGGGTAAGACGGTTACGTCGCTGTGGGCCTACGACTACATGCGTGAGTGCAAGCTAGTGAAGAAGGTTTTAATAGTATGTCCGTTGTCCACGATGGAGCGCACTTGGGCTGATGAAGTCTTCAAGACGTTCCCACATCTGGATGCGGCTGTGTTGTATGGCACTCGTGAGCGCCGCAAGAAACTGCTGGCACAAGAAGCGGATGTCTACATCATCAACACCGATGGCCTCAAGACCATCATGGAAGACTTGGCTATGCGTGATGACATCGACCTCATCATCGTGGACGAGCTGGCCATGTTCCGTAACGCTGGCACTGACCGCTGGAAGACACTGAACAACATCTGTAACAAGCAGACCCCACGACGCGTATGGGGTTTGACTGGTGCACCAACTCCACATGAGCCAACCGACGCATGGGCGCAATGCCGTATCGTCGTGCCAACGAGCCCCGTAGTACCTAAATACTTCGGTAAGTTCCGCGACATGGTTATGAAGCAGTTGACTCAGTTCAAGTGGGTTGCCCGTAAGGACGCCGTGGATACTGTGAAAGCAATCATGCAACCGTCAGTGCGCTTCGCATTGGATGACTGTATTGACTTGCCCGAGCAGACGTTCGTGACTCGTGATGTAGAGATGACCACTGAGCAGAAGGCGGCATACAAGAACATGCTGGACAAGCTCAAGATGGAATACGAAGGTGGCCAAGTACTCGCTGTGAACGAAGCTGTGAAGGCTAACAAGCTGGTGCAGATCGCTTGCGGTGTGGCGTACGGTGCTCAAGGTGAGTACATCCACATTCCGAACAAACCACGCATCGACGTGCTGAAAGAGCTCATTGAAGAGTCCGAAGGCAAGGTGCTTGTGTTCGTGCCGTTGACTGGTGTGCTCGAGCATCTGATGGATGAACTCAAGACCGAATGGGATTGTGCCGCCATCCACGGTGGTACGTCCAAGGCTGACCGCGATGACATCTTTGGCCGGTTTCAGAAGACCCCTCAGATTCGTGTGATCGTGGCCAACCCATCCACCATGTCTCACGGTCTAACACTGACTGCGGCAACGACCATCATCTGGTATGCACCCATCCATAGCAACGACGTGTACGAACAGGCATGCGCCCGAGTACGCCGACCCGGCCAAACACGCACAACAGTCATCGCCCATATAGCGGGCAGTGATATTGAACGTCGTATTTATACGCGATTGCAAGGTAAGCAGAAGCTGCAAGGCTCGCTGCTAGAAATAATGAAAGGAATTGAGAGCGACCAGTAAAAACCACTATACACACTCACTCAAATGATGGTAACCTCCGTCCCCCTCACTGGAACATAACAATGAAAATTTCAGAACTGGTAGCCAAGTACATTGAGCTACGCGATAAAAAAGCTGAGTTCAAAGCTGAGTACGAGAACAAAGTAGAGAAATTGGATACAGTCCTTAACCAGATTGAGTCCGCCTTACTTAAGACGTTCGAGACTACAGGTATGGACTCGGTCAAGACAGAGTTCGGTACGGCCTATACTACTGAACGCAGCACTGCTTCTGTGGCTGACAAGGACGCTTTCATGTCTTTCGTCAAGTCTCGTGAAGATTGGCATCTGATGGAAGTTCGCGCTTCTAAGACAGCCATCCAACAATACAAAGATGAACACCAAGACCTCCCGCCCGGTATCAACTGGCGCTCGGAGCGTGTGGTCAACATCCGTCGTTCGTAACCCTCAACCCACTGGAGAAAACTAAGATGTCAAACATCATCCCATTCAACACCGATGCAGGTAACTTGCCTGCGTATTTGAAATCAGCTAACCGCGCAGTTGTCAACGACGACTTGACCGCTCACGCTGGCACGGGCTTCCCCGTCATGTCCATCAAGGGCAAGAACTTCACGGTTGTCCGTGACGGCGAGCGCACTGTGCTCACTAAAGATGTGGACGGCGAGAAGATCGCAGTGCCATCAATCGAAGTCGTGTTGGTCAAAGCCAACAAGGGCACTTCCAAAGTGTTCTACATCAAGGGCTACCAAGAAGGCGCTGAGGCTGTGAAGCCTGATTGCTTCTCTAACACTGGTGATCGTCCTGATTCATCTGTGGCCGAACCTCAAGCTAAGTCATGCGCTCTGTGCCCACACAACCAATGGGGCTCTAAGATCGGTGACAACGGCGGCAAAGGCAAGGCTTGCCAAGACAGCGTCCGTATGGCTATCGCTACTGCTGACCAAATCAACGACCCCTACTTGTTGCGTGTGCCACCAGCATCCATCAAGTCTTTGGGTGAGTACGGCAAGATGCTCGCTAAGCGCGGTGTTGGCTACAACATGGTTGTGACCCGTATCGGATTCGACATGGAATCCCCAACTCCTAAGCTGACCTTCAAGCCTACAGGTTTGTTGAGCGACGCTGGCTATGCTCAAGTGCAAGAAGTTGCAGGTTCTGACGTTGTGTTGTCCATCTTGGGCGCTGACGGTATCGCTGCTGCTGCGGCCGCTGAGGCTGCTCCTGAGGAAGCATTGCCAACTGTGGAAGTCAAGGCTGCTGCACCTGCCCCTGCTCCAGTAGCAGAGAAGCCAAAGGCTACCCCTAAACCAAAGGCTGAACCAGCACCTGTTGCTGCGGAACCACAGGTTGACATGGGTAACCTTAACCTCGACGACTTGAACTTCGACGACTAATGGTTTTCGGGGGGCTACGGGCAATCCCGCCCAGCTACAGTAGTAGTCCCCCTCCTTCCTTTCAGCCCTTCGGGGCTTTCACTTTCTGGAGAAATCATGTCATATCAAATTGACCAGCGCAAAGTCGCCGGTGTCGTAGTCGAAGCCAACCTAGCCCTCAGCGGCAAAGATTTCAACCACGGAGAAATCATCATCGGCTTAGCAGAGCTACTGGCCCGCGTCATTGTTGAGGCATCGGATACGAACATCCAAGCGGGCGAATTGGTGAAAGTGGCTATGGCCCACATCGACCGCACTATTACCGTTGGCGCTCACGCCACAGGGAAATCAATCATCGCAAAGGCATAACATGGACGCGCTCACCTTCCTCAAAACAATCTTGCCGGAAGATGGGTATAAGTTCGTTGGCCTGAGTCGTGCCGGCAACCCCGGCATCGCCCACAAGGCGTATGAATCACTGGAGCTGATGGCTGAGGCCATCGCTTCCTATGACAAGCAAACTAACTTAACTGTCTATCACGCATGCGCTGCCTATAAGGAGCCAAGCTATGAAGCTATCGTCAACGGCGAAACAAAGAGAAAATATCGCGGCGAACCTAATTGGTTCAAAGCTAAATCGTTTTGGGCTGACATCGACTGTGGTGCAGACAAAGCTGCTGAAGGTAAAGGCTACCCCGATAAGAAGTCTGCTGCTGCTGCTATCTTGGGTTTCTGCCGCGCTAATGGCTTCCCTGACCCTATGCTCGTTGATAGCGGTGGCGGTATCCATTGCTATTGGCCCCTCACCCGTAGTATTGGTCCAAATAGCTGGCGTACTATGGCCAGTAGCTTCAAAGCTGCTTTGGCTGGCGCTGGTCTTCTTGTCGACCCAACTCGCACTGCTGACTTATCCTCTGTTCTGCGCCCTGTGGGCAGCCACAACCGCAAGCCCGGTCGTGATGTACGTGATGTCAAAGTTGTCCGAGCAGGTACAGCTATTGACCCAAAAGATTTTCATGCCGCAGTTCAAGCGGCTGTTGCTAAGTACGACGTTATTCCACAACAACCAGTCAGTCGTGCTCCCGTTGCTGGCCTGAACGATGACCTGATCGGCCACCTCGGCCCCCAAATTGAATCATCTGCCCATGAGGTTGCTAACCACTGCGCCCAAGTTGGCAAGATGCGTGACACCAAAGGAGACGTTGACTATGAATCATGGCGCGGCATCATCGGAATCATCAAACACTGTGTTGAAGGTGAACCTCTGGCACATGAGTGGAGTGAACTTAGAGCGGCTACTGGCCACTCTAATGTGGATGTTGACACACGTTTTAATACTTGGGATAGCGGCCCTGCTACTTGTGAATATTTTCAACGCTGTAACCCGTCCGCCTGCGATGGCTGTGTTCACAAAGGAAACATCAAATCACCAATCGTGTTGGGACGACTTCTGCCTGAACCAGCAGAATCAACGGTAGAGGTCATTGACGAGGCTAAGCCCGACGAAGTGTTGGAAGCCATTGTGCCTCCAATGCCCGAAGGCTACGAGTACCAAGCTGACCACATGCTGCGATTCATCCGCGACAAAGACGGTGTGATGCAGCCATATACGTTCTGCCGTACTCTGTTCTATCCAATTCAACGCATCAAGAAAGCTGACGGAGCTTATGCGTTCACTATTCGCATGCACTTGCCTGACCAACGTGTACGTGACTTCGAGGTGGACACATCTGCACTGGCTTCATCAACAGACTTACTCAAGGCACTGTCTAAGTACGAACTGATGCCCTCTAACAACAAGGACTCAACGATGCACATGACCGCGTACATCCGCGACTCAATCCACAAGCTCATGGCCGAGCAACGTGAGACAGATACATTGACTGCGTTTGGCTGGCGCGACAACATGAGTGGGGTGCTCCTTGGAGACAGGCTTTATCACCAAGACGGTTCAATTCGTAAAGTCTTTATTGGTGGTGCTGCTGCTGACCATCGGGCTGCTTACCCTGAGCCTCGTGGTACTCTGGCTGCTTATAGTGCAGCGGTCAACTACATTTATAACCGCGAGAACAGCCAAGCTGCCCAGTATGTCTTCTGTAACGTCTACGGTTCGCTCATCACTCCATTCGGCGAAGACAGCTATAACGGAGCTCTGGTAGCCGTCAACTCTGGCGCGTCTGGTAAGGGCAAGACTTCTGTGTGGCGTTCTGCGCTGTACGGTTTGTGCGATGCCAACAAGATGATCTTCGCTGGTAAGGAAGGCGCAACTCGCAATGCCCGCTGGGCAATCGTCGGTGCCCACAAGAACATCCCCGTGGTGTTTGACGAGATGACTGACATGGATGCAGGTGAAGTGTCGGCTATGGCTTACACAACATCACAGGGCACTGACCGCGCTCGACTGACTTCCGCTGGTGGTAAGGTTGGTTTCGCTGAACAGCACACATGGAAGACTGTGGTTGGTTTGACTGCCAACGAAGACATGCACTCCAAGCTGTCTGGCCACAACGCTAACACGCAAGCGGAAGCAGTCCGTATGATCGGCATCAACTTCGCCACGTACAACGTACCTATCATTGACCCAGCCGTCGAAGTGTCCAACGCTATCGACACCATGCGCGAGAACATGGGCAATGCAGGGCATGAGTTCGTGAAGTACATCGTGACGCACCAACAGGAAGTCGCTGACCTCTACGCCAAGATCGAGAACAAGATGAGCCGCTTGATGCCGCAGTCTGAGTATCGTTTCTTCCGTAGCCATGCAACGTGTACTCTGGTGGCAGCCAAGATTCTGATTGACCACAACATCGTGGACTTCGACTTTCAAAAGCTGGAGGACTTCACAGTTACGCTGATGACTGACCTGACTGCTGCGGTGTCCAAGGGTAATGTGACTGACCCGGGTGAGGCTGTTAGCCGCATGATTCGTGAGATGTCTAGCCGCATCTTGGTGACCGTAGGCTATCGCGACACTCGTGCTGATGCTCGTGGCCCTGAGGAATCTTTGTCCCGCATCAATGGCGTGGCGGTTGGTCGCCGCATACTGGGTTCACCCAACAAGAACTCTGGCGAGACCGTCGACCCCAAGCTGGTTGGTAAGCTGTTCATCGCCAAGAAAGACTTCTACGACTGGTGTGCCAAGAATCGTATGGAGCCAAAGGAAGTGCTGAAGTTTGCACAGGAGAAGAAGTGGGTAGGTAAGAGCTCTGAGCGATTCAACATCGGTCGTGGCACTGCACACTCAACAGGCGCATGCGTCTGCTATTGCTTCAACTTCGATGCGATGGAAGGCGTTGTTGAGAAAACAAGTGGCCCGACTGTTGTCAGTTTAGAGACTGCTGCGGTATCATCCGCTGGCCAGTGAGCAGTTGCTGGCTGTCTCTAGATGAGGGTTTTGCCCCCGGCGTCAAACCCGGGGGCCTTTTTCATTTCCAGCTTGGTAAGCTATGTACGAGCTGGGTTAAGACTGCCCCGAGCGCACCGCCTGCGCCGCCGATCATCATGAGGACTTTCCACCCGCCCTTGGCTTCGGACAGAGTGGTGTTAATTTCAGCAAGAGACTTCTGCATGGCGGCCATGCTCTCGACAAGTTTGTCCATGTCGTCTTGGAGGTGACGGATATCGGCAGCATGGGTGGCTAGCTCGCGGGCGGTTTCGATTGCGTCTGACATCAGCAGTTCCAAGCACGTAGAGATTTGTTGATGCGGCTGTTCGGGTCTTTGGCCGTCTTCTCGCTGGTCAGCTTTTTCTTCATGCCTTCCATACGAGCGCAAAACGAATCTTTGCGTGGACCACCCTCAGGCTGCGGGGCCTTCAGCCCGGGCTTGCCGGGGTTTGCTTTGTTGTAAGAGGCGCGGCCCTTAGCGTTGAGTCCGCCGGATTCCGCTTTGCCTTCCTTACGTTGCCATGCTGGTGACTTGGCCATGATTACTTCCCGTGGAAAGCTGTAATGTGATATCCAGTAGGCATGGTCACATGGCAGTCTGTACCGAACAAAATGCCGGGGCCGGGAATCTCAATGTTTATCACGTTGTTAGCGTTGCCGGGGACAGACACTTCGAGCAACAAAGCGCCAGAAGCGCCGCCGTTGCGAAACTCAAGGTGGCCTGCTGTTGATGTGCCTAAACAAGCAACGCTACGAAGGTATGAAGCCCCCGTAAAAACTGTGCCTGTGGTATCGAGGTGTGTTGCACTGATGTTTACTGCGTCCATTTGGAACTCCTTAGATAATGTTCTTTACAAATTCTTTGTTGGACTTGCTAGTCTCCACACCTTCAACCACCCCAGCTTCTCGCTTGCGGGCAGCCACAGTGGCTTTAAACAACTCCGACATTGGTTGAATTTTATACCCATTGCGCTTACGAGAAGCCTGTAATTCTTCCCAGTCCTTGCGGGCTTCAGCCATACCTTCAGTGTCACCATCGCGGTTAGCGTTGACATACGCACCTTTGATGGAAGCAGCGCGCTCCGTGTAGAACTGGTCAAACTCCATTGTCACCTTCTGGGCATATTGGCGGCCAGTAATCGTAGTCGTTGGCAGGCCAACAGCTTGGAACGCGGCATCCACCATGCTAATTTCTTCAGGCTTCAAGACTACATCGCCGTTGCGCATAGTCACACCTTCGTTGGCGTAGCGGACGCCCTTCATCGCATTGCCGATACCGTTGGGCATCAACAATTCCAGACCCTTGTAGTATTCACCCTTGGTCATCATGCCCGCGCCGTCGATCATCTTGGGGGCTAAGCCACCGAAGAATGGGCCCATCAAACCGACCATCACCTTTTCGTAGCCAGAGCGAGTGGACAAGTCCACATCAGTGAATGGCAGGATAGAAGCGACGTTACCCATACCCAACTTGCCGCCAAGGTTCACACCAGCCGCAGCAGGCACACCATTCAGGAGCAGATTGGCCATGGTCTCATCGCCAATGGCTTGACGCAGTTTGTACTCGAGGTCTTTTGGTTCATCATCGTCACCGAACGCGGCCAGCATCAAGCTAGCAACCTGTTGCACAAATGGCACACCAAGTGCACCGCCAACCACGGCCATGTGACCTGTGATGAAAGCTAGAGCACGTCGAGCCACAACACGTTCCTCAGGACCTGCACCCTTGAAGGCTGTGTTGATGAGCTTGCCCAGCATAGAGAGCTGGATGATTTGGAAGCGCTTGAACTGACCGACCAAGCGGCCAGCGTCAGAGTTCAGGATACGTGGCGTGTTGAAACCATCGTACGAGCCGTGAGTGTTGGACACCACTTCGGCGGCAAACTTGGTAGCAGCATCAGTATTGCCAGCGCCGTAGCGTTGGATGTATCCACGGTAGGCAGCAATTGCAGCCGTTGCACGGTTTACAGCTTCAATGCGGTTGTTCACACCTTGGAGTTTGCGCATTACTGTGTTCAGCACATTGTGCTCACCGGCACGAGCCTTAGCGTCAGCGTCGATACCAATGTCAATCTTGCCCATACCGACCAAGGTCTGGAGCATGGCGCGGACGTCAGCTGGAGCCTTGGCAAAGTCGATGTGCTCGTTGATAGTCAAGCCTTTAACCATTGCGGCCACATCACCGTACGCAGCTTTGATAGCGCGGACAGAGCGGAAGTAACCGAGACGGCCAGACATGTACGGCAGAGACAGCACAGTGGTTTGCAGCAACTGTTGCAGGTAGAACGCAGGGCTAGTGGACAGGAACCACACAGAGGTGGCCTGAGTCAGCGCTTGGCTCAATGGGGATGGAGTCTTGTACTCAAGGCTGGCAGTTTGGCGCTTGTACAGCTCGTTGTACAGCGGCATAGCCTCACGGACGTTCCGCTTGGCTTCAGTGCGCATGCGCTCAAGAGAATCCACCACGTCATCGTTATGCTTCATGGTGCTCAGGAAATGAGCATCGGCTCGGCCAGATGTGGCCAAGTTACGCATCATGTTGGCGTTTGCACCGGACACATACTTGCGCATGATTTCCGATTTGCGGGCGCTGTTCTCAGCAGCAGTCATCAGATACAAGTCTGACACCATGCGATCTAGTTCAGCGTTACCCTCACCACTTTCGCCTTCTTGGCGAGCAATCAAGTTGCGCAGGCGGGCCACAGCAAGGTGAACATCAGAGCCAATGAAGGAACCAATATCTTCTTTGGGGCCAGCCTCAGAGCCGTCCATGTCGAACTTGCCAGTGGCCATGAGGTCCGCAGCAATTTGGTCAGCCTCACCTTGGGTCTCGGCAAACTGCACGACGTAGTGGTCAGGGTTAGAAACGTTGTCGGCCAACCATGCGGCGGCTCGCTCCTTGTTCTCACCCTTCTCAGCAGCAACACCTTCCCAGTACTTGAACTCCGCAGACTTAGCAGCCACCACGTAGTCGCCGTAACGACCGAGGTAAGCGTAAGGTGTGGTGAAGTCCACGTTCTGGATTTTGCTCAACTGGGTGCGCATCAGCTTCTTAGCCTGTGCCACTTCGGCCATCAGGTCAGCGTCGCCATCAGCAGCCTTGGCGCGTTCGGCGAACTCGCGTTCAACCGCAGCATCAATAGCTTCCTTCTTAGCTTTGAGGGCTTGGTAGCCATGCTCAAACACATCACGGATAACCTGTGCAGCCGCTGGAGACTCTTGCTCAATCGCAAAGAAGCGACGGCTCAACTCAGGGTCGACTTCAAACAAGGTTGTGCCGATGCGGTGTTCACCGGGATAGAAGCCCCACTTCTTACTCATGGTGGAGTCCAAGATGAAGCGGTTCACGCTACCAGCACCCTCACCTTGGAGGTGCTTAGGCAACTTGTCGAACGCATCCAAGATGTGCTCAATGCGTTGTTCAAAATCAAGGCGCGTCTTCTGGCGAGCATACTGTGCAGTCAGGTAGTCCTGAGCAGAGCGCATGTACTTACCAGCCATGTTGACGATGTCTTCAGTGATGCCAGCAGCCAGCAAACCGTTCTTAGCCGCAGTGGCCAAGTTGGTGATTACAGATTTAGCAGGCTTCACCACCGAAGCGGGAAGCGTGTTCTCTAGGCCTTCGTTCAAGCGGGTAGACATTGACTTGCCAAAACGCATGCGGTCTTTATCCGCAGCAACTTGACCCCCCACTCGGAAGATGTTCTTGTCGTTGAACACCACGAGGTTGCGAGTTGGGTTACTCAGCTTAAGAATGCGTTTCTTGTCCTGCTCAATTTCTTGGCGGAGCATTTCCACCGCAAACTCAGATGACGTGCGGCGGGCAACAGCAGCCAACCATGATGTATTCGCCTCGTCTTTGTACTGAGCAGGTGCGGTAGCGCTTTTCTTTTCCCATTTATCGGCGTACTCAGTATCCTGCGCCAATGTCCGTTCTTTTTCTTTGAGCAGTTCTTGCTTGTTTTTGAGGTTTGCCTCAGCAAACGTGACATCCCCACGGCTGTTCTGGTCTAAGAACTTGAGCGCAGGGATACCAATCTTCTCGTCCAAGTATGTGGACACAATTTGTTTTGTACCAGCGCCGCGAAGGCGGCTGTTGTAGTCTTCTACCTCAAACTGCTCGCTAATAAGTCCTGAGCGTTTTTCCAAGACTCCGAGGGCGCGATAGAGCTCTTCGCCTGTCAGCTCGTCAAGCGATGCGTTGAGTTCATCTTCCAGTTCGGTGCGGATGGACTCACTCATGTTATCAACCAACCGTCTGAGGACGGCTGGCTGTTTTGTAAGAAGGGTGTTCCAGTCAAGAATGTCTTGGTCTTCGACTCCAACGTCGACGCGCATGAGGCTACCCTCAGGACGAGCCGTTTCATAGAACCAGTATGGGCGGCCAATTTGCAGAATTCGAGCTTGGCGATCAATCTCGGCCATGCTTAAAGGCTCATCAGTCCCTAGCTTTTCTTTTGCCCATGCATTGGCTTTTTCTAGGGTTTCAGCATCAGTACGAAGTGCCTTTGTATTTGCTTTGCGATCTACATCGTCAGCCCAGTACCCTTTGGCAACGCCAGCAGCTTGCGCAAGGTAGGAACCCCAACCAAACGCCTGTCTGCCTTCACCAGTACTCATAAACTTATGGCTAAATTTACGGAACGCAGCAGCCGTACCATGGTATGTGCCAGCCATTTCTAGACGAGCCGCGCCAAACGCCATGTCCACTACGTCACGAGCAGTCATAGCCTCAGGACTAAAGCCTAACTTACGAACAGCAGCCTTAAATGCGGCCCACAAAGTGCGGAACCATAGATGGAGTGGGCCAATCGTTTTTGGAGCAGCCGTTGGGTCAATACCCATTTGCACTGCTTCCTCGATGAAGTACGCCAACATCTCAGAACGACGGTCTTCTTGGACGGTGCCAGCGTTCATCACGCGCTCCGCAGCACGGACAGCTAACACTGACTCAATCGAGTTCTCGCCCTGCTTAGCCCAATTTACAATTTGCTGGGTAAGCTTGTCATACATTGCTTTAGGCAATAGATTCTCTAAGCCGACGTGAGCGCCGACTTCGTGCATGAACTTAGCACGTCCTTGCCCTTTTTCAATTCGATTGGCTACTAGGTAAGCTCGGCCATTGCTAGCAACGCCATAAGCGCCCTCAATAGCCATCACTGCCCCAAGTTTCTGCACAGTCGGGTCAGTTGAACGGACAAGGGCTTCAATAGACTCAACCACCACCAGCTTACGAGCTGGAATAGGAGTGCGGATGAAGTCTTCAATTTCCTTAGTTAGCTCGGCGGAGGTGTAAGGATTCTTAGCACGGGCGTCGATACCAAATAAGGTCTTTTCTTCCTTACCAACGATGTTGCGCTCAGTGGATGCTTGAGTAACACCTTGGCGATTACCTGTAGTAGTCGTGGTCACGGGTTGGACCGACTGGCGAACCAGCTTGTCTTCACCGGTCTTGTTCTGGGCTACTGCACCAGTAACGAAGTCCATCACACGTTCTTGGTTGTCTGGCACAACGAACAGCTTAGCGCCGTCCATTTGTTGGCCGTAGTTGTCAATCAAGTTCTTGTATGTAGCCTTGTCCACGTTGATACAACCAAACGAGTAGCGCGAATCAGCAGCGTTCTCGTTCTTCAAGGCAGCGGTGCGCTTGGCGGCGTCATTCTCGTGGAGCCACACGGAGTGCATGATGGTCAGTACACCGGGGTTCTCATCCACGATGCCAAACACCTTACCGAAATCGTACTCGCCAGCAGTCTTAGCCGCAGCGCCACCCTTGGCCGCATCCACCATTACGAGGTTGTGCAGACCAGCGGGAGTAACGCGGTTGGTTGGCAGGTCGTTGTTGCCTTTATAGAAGTCGCCCTTGGCCAAACCAAACAGAGATTTCTTCTCCAAGACCAGCTTGCCATCAGGTGTGAACACGAAGATACGGCCACTTGGCTTGTCAGCCATAACCAACAGCTTGTTCTTGGCGGTCAGGTCGGCCTTCAATGCAGGCATCAAAGTAGCGTAGGCTTGCTTAGCCGCAGTAGACATCTTGGCCGCAGCCTCCGCTGGAGCCTCAGCCTTCACCTCTTGGGTTACGCTGTATTCTTGCGCTGGGCTGACAGTGAACGCCTCAACCTTGTTCATGTATGTTGGGTTGAACACCACAGCCACAGCCAGCACGGCTGTGTAAAGTGCTTTGACGATGTCACGGATAGCTGCGTGAACCGCAGCAGCACCCTTGGCGGCATAGAGAGCGATGTCTCCGTGCAGCTTGGTCAGGAACTCAGATGTGCCACGCTTAGCGTCATAGTGCTTCTCAAGGCGGATTGTCTGGCCTTCTGTCAGCTCGCTGACTGGGCCTTCCACCAAAACAGTCTGCTCTGGGGTCAGCTCCGTGGCCATACCTACATTGGATTCAGTTACCGCTTCAGTAGTTCCAACAGTGCTTGGTGCTTCCACGGGCTGCTCTTTGACAGCAGTATTAAGAATCTTGTCGGCAGCCGCGAGATTAGCCACGCCACGATTTGCGACATCATCCCAGCGAATCTTTGCATCTTTGCTCAGGCTTTCGTAAGAAGGCATTGCAGGGAACTGCGCAGCCAGCTCAGCCCACTGTTCAGCGGGCGTCTTGATTACTTCTTCTTGCTTGGGCTCGACTTTGGCTTCGCTTTCGGTGGCAGCTTGGCCCCCTTCGGTGTTTCCTTGGCCCACCGTTTCGCTACTTCCGGCTCGTTCTTGAACAGGTACTTGCGCTGGGCTTGGCTCTTGAACGGCATTGGTCGGCTCCGTAGTGGTTGTGCGGCTGGCCATCTCAGCGTCGAGCTTCTTGGCCAGTGCTACGTTTTTAAACTTGTTGGCTTCATCCAGCAGTAACTGGAGCTCGCCCATGTCGAACTTGGTCAGGTCGCCCTTAGTCTCTTTGAACTTGGCTTTCACAGCCTTGACTTCATCAGAGGCTTCGTTCTTTGTAGCAGTCGCAGTAGCGGTCGACTCACCAGCTGAAGCAGCAGCAAACTCTGCACGAGCGGCATCCAACTGAGTAAACAGCTTGACCTTCAATGCAGCATCTTGGTCAGTCATCTCGCTAGGCTTAGGCAGGTTGGCCAGCGCAGCTTCCAATGTACGAACGTGGTACTTGGCGTACTCAATGTTGAGTTGCTTCTGGATAGCGGCACGGCCTTCTACGTCGTCGGCAGCCAGCTTACCCATCTGGGTTTGCAGCTTCTCAATCTTGCCAAGGTCGGCTTTACGTTGTGTTTCCACTGCACCTTGACTACCGCCAGCAGAGGCCACTGTGCCCATGCTCTTGCCTTCTTGTTCCTCGCCACCATACAACTCGTCAGACAAGTACTTCGTGTTGTCAAAGTCTTGGCTCTCACCTTCAAACTCAGCACGTTGCTGGTCGGAGATGGAGTCTTTCAGTGTGATGACACGGCGCGGAGTAACCAGCTCGAGCAGGTCACGGCGAGGGATACCTTGCGGGAACTCAGGCGATGTGTACGCATCCGCAGCACGTTGGAACAGAACATCCAGACGTTCGTACTGCTTAATTTTTCCGTTGCGTTGTACTTCTGGTTTTGGAGTCACGCACTCATACTGTTCACTAGCAGCATCGTATGTAGCCGCGAGCCTAGAGACTGAGCGAGCGCGGTCTTCTGGAGTCACATCAGCAGTGATGCTGTCGGACAGATACTTAGCTTGAGCAGCTTGTTTCTGTTCTTTGGATGGACGGGCAACGCCTTCCACCGTAACGTCTTCAACTCCAGCCAGAGCCTCGGCGGAGATACCGAGGCGTTCAGCAATGGCAGCTCGGGTATCAAGGTTAGCCTGAGAATACTGTGGGCGCATCACAACACCCAAACGGCGAAGCTGGGCATCCACAGTGGTTAAGGACAGGCCGGTCAGTGCAGCAATTTCTGCCTCACTGGCTTGCTCAATCAGAGCAAGGCGCACCATCTCAATACGCTGTTCAAGCGTAGCCCCGCCTCGTTTTTCCTGAGTGGGGGTTAGAACCTGACGGTACAGGTTAGAGAGGATGTCGCCATCATGCTCTATTTTTTCAACGCTGGCGGCGGGGACTGCTTCTGTAGTTCCACCAGTTGTTGATGGAACGCTGACATCGGCGACTTGACCTGTTTGACCGGATACTTGCCCGCCATCACCCAGCCCTGTGGTAGTTTGGGTTTGTCCATCTGTGGCCCCGCTTACTTGCGGCGTGGCTTCGCCACCGACAACATTGGGTACATCTCCGGCGCTTGGCCGTACTCCGCCTGTTGATGGCTGTCCAGCTTGGACGTCAGACGGTCCCGCTCCGACACTTGTTGCTCCGACGGGTTGAACTTGAGCGGGTCGTACATCCCCAGCTGCTCCAGAGACTGCTTCTGTTGTTCCGCCTTCGACTGGTACTGTTCCCAGCCCGGTAGTTGTTTGCAATTGCAATTTGTCATTCTTAGCTCCTTTTGGTTGGACTTGCTGAGCAGCAGCATAGGCAGGGGCTTCCTGTCCAGTCAGTGCTTCGTACATCTGCGCCATCTGAGTCAGCTTGGCGTCGTTTGTGCCTTTACCCGCAGCAACCAGTTCGGTCATTGCAGTGTTGATGCCCTCGGCTACAGCGGCGAGGTCAGACTTGTTTGTCCAGAATTTCAGCGCCCCACCTTGGACGGCAGCAAGTTTGCGCTTCTCTGCGGGGAGTGTCTGCATATATGCAGCTTCAACCTTACGGCGCAGTTCAGATTTCTGGTCTTCGTTAGCAGCCAGCTTGTCTAGCTCGGCGTTGTACTTGGCGGGGTCGGTGAATGCCTTACCCATAATCATGCCGCCCACATGCTGGCCGTTGTCCAAAGTGGGTTCTGCACCAAAGTACGCGGCTACAGTATCGCGGCGCTCTTGCAATGCTTGAGCTTGTTGAGCTTGTTGGTCGGCAACCTGTTGGGCCTGCTGGTCAGCTTGTGCTTGTTGTTGAGCGGCGGCAATGTCTGTCGTACCGCCTGAGACTGCGGGAGCAGCAGGGGGGACTTGTTGTCCAGAGCTAACAGCGTCTGTAGTTGTAGGTGTGATTTCCGCAGGAGCAACTGGAGCGGATACCGGTGGGACAAACTGAGTTGTTGTGATGTCCGGCTGAGTAGTAGCTTTTGCCCCCATAGCCTGAGACAGCTCATTGCCACCTTCCGAACGACGCCATCCACCGCCGAGGCCACCAGCCATGCCACCTAAGGCAGCACCACCAATGAAGGACTCTTTGAACCGCTCTTGTGCAGCAGCACTGAGGAAAGCTTCGTTGGCGTCAACCGACATACGACCAACTTGGTTGAGCATCTCTTGGCCAGTTTCAGAAGCACCTTCTTTAAGGGCTACACCAGTTGCAGTTGCAGCAGTACGAGCCGCAGCGCCGGTCAGGCCAGTACCACGGTCAAGAATGTTTACTGTGTTCTTAAAGGCAGTGCCACGAGCCAATGCAGACTCAATACCAACAGCGTTCAGTGCAGCGTACGGTACAGCTAAGGCAGCAGCGACACCACCACGGGTCTCACCAGATTGCTCACGTTGGTTGCCAAGAACATCGCCAACAGCAGATGGATAGGAGGCAGCAACAGCACCAGCTTGGGAGCCGGCGTTGAGCGCCTTAGTGGCGGCAGCTACACCCTCGACGTCTTTAGCCGCAGTTGCGGCAGTTAGCGCAGCACGAGTACCGGACATAGCGCCACGGGCAAGTGCACCTCCAGCGATAGCCTCAGCTGCATAAGGGAGTGACTGGATAGCCAAACCTTTTGCGTAGCTACCGAAGTCGCCGACACCATGAACGTCTTTCCACTGGTCAACAGCGCCTAAGTCGCGTGCTCGTTTGGAAGCCTTATCAGCAAGGAACTCATTCTCTTCGCGCTGGGTTTTTAGCCATTCAGCGGAATCTTTAGCGCCGACACCTTCAGCGACAGCTTCGCCAACGCCATAAAGGCCGGCTTGGTATCGGTCGATGGAAGAAGAAATCTGGCTAGAGGTAAGTCCAGCCTGTGGCTTTGGGTTGAAATGCTCTTGCTCTAAGTCATCCCAGATGTTGGAAGAAGCTGGCTTTTCGTCCTTCTTCTTTTTCTCGGAGAACAGGTCGCGTTCGTACTCATCCCAAATATTAGCCATGATTTCTTATCCCCCGCGATTCTGTAACGGAGCGTTAAGTATAGCTTTGTTCCGAGCCGCAGTCTCAGCTTCTTGCTCACGTTTCTTACGAGCTTCTTCAATATCGCGGGCTTCCCGCTCAGCCTTCATGCGAGCAGCTTCGGCTTTCTGCTTTTCTTGCCACGGTAACGCAGTCTTTGGCTTTGTCTCAGCCTTAGTTTCTGGCTTCGTCTCAGACTTATCCTTAGGAATAGCACTATCAGGCTTCTTAACCCAAGTGAGGTCAGCTTTGTCTACCTTGGATGCAGGATACTTCTTGTTGAAGTCAGCAATCAATTTGTCTGCGGCGGTTGGGTCAAAGGCTTTACCTGTCTGTGGGTTGATACCACTTGTGATAGCGTCAGCCAAAGCTTGGGGAGCCACGCCGTTCTCAGCAAAGAAAGCTTCTTTCTGCTTATTGAGCTCAGCTGCGGTAGCCCCGGGGTTAGCCTTGACGATTTCTAGTCGAGTTTTTGCCCAGTCCTGCTCAACGGATGAACGAGCGTCCTTGCTAGCCATGATGCGGTAAGCGGCAGCCAAATCTGTTGCAGCGCCGTCATCCACCATCTGTTGGGCAATAGCAGCCTTACCTGCCGCACTACCTCCAGCGCCACCAGCGCCACGGTTCGAGTACATGTTTGCAGCGCCGTAGTTCTTAGCGATTTCGGATGGAGCGACGGCCTCTTTGACCTTGACACCGCGTTCAGCAATATCAATTTCTTGGCGTTTCTGCTGGAAGGAGATGACGTCACTAGCGTTCTTGAACATGCCCTTCTTCACCAAAGAATCGGCGAAGCCATGGGTGTAGTGTTGTGCAAGGGCAGCGTCAATCTTGGCAGGCATCTCGCGGACATCAAACTTGTCGACAGTCTTACCGCCATGCTGTAGAACCACTTGGCCGCCAACAACTTTGACATCTTGGCCTGTCAGCTCTTTCAGCTTAGAGCCATACTCAGACACAACGCCAGACGCACCTTTCTCTGCCAATGTACGCTCGAGGTTGCCTTTGAGGTCTGTGATTTCTCGGTTCCACTTGTCTTTTGCGACATCGAAATCTTCGTTGAACTTTTGATCGCGACGACCTGCTTGCACAGTCATCTGTTTGGATTCAACGTCCAATGCCCGCTCAGGATTGATACCGCGCACTTTAGCTAGGTAGTCTGTGTCGGCCTGCTCACGGGTATAAGCAGTGGGCTTCATACCAGCAGCGTCAGCTTGGGCTTTCTGCCAAGTAGCTGCATCGTCCGTTGGGATTCCAGCGCGAGCGCCTTCAACACGAGCTTTGTTCTCAAGGGCAACAGCTGCGGCAGACTGATTTACTGCGCGATCAAAATCGTCACCACCTGCACCAGTGTTGACTGAGCCGATACCGCGACCAGCTAAACGCTCCATCTCTGGGCCGTAGTCTTGTCCGCCAACTTTGCCATATGTGTCCGTAGCAGCAGATTTGAGCGCAGCGCGTTCTTCGCCAGCAGCCTTCATCTCTTGAGCCTGAAGAGCAATCAGCTCATCCCGCTTCTTCTGCGACTCGATGGCTTCCATCATTTGGTATGTCTCCATACCGCCCTTGGCTAAACCGCCAGCAAACGCACCAAAATTAAATCCCATGATTTTCCTCCGCGAGCAAGGCGCGTACGCCACTCATTTGTTCAGTTACCGCATTATCAATCTGTTTGAGCAGCGCCACAACTTGGACGTGCTTCTCTGGATGGTTCGCCTTGATATAGTTCATCCGGTCTTTGCTGTGGTTGCAGTATGCAGTGCAGTTCCAACAGTCCAATGATGAATGAGCCATGCTTAGACGGCCCTCTACTTCTACACCTTCAGTTTGTAGGAAGGCCAGCACTTCTTGGTGGGTCCATGCTTCCAATGGGAATACATGCTCGACACCATCTTCAACAAAGCCGGACGCTACAGGAGCGCCGTGTGACTCGTCAGCACGTTGGCCGCGAATAACAGCGGTCACTCCGAGTTCCTTAATTGCATTGCGGGCAGGCACCCAGATGTTCTCAGAGCAGCACTCCATATAGTTGCGCAGCATGAGAGGCTTGGCTGTATTGGAATACTCTTGCCCGTGCTTGGTGTAGTCCACTGGAACGACGTCCACTGGGTAGCCGCTAGCTGCAATAGAAGCAGGCTGGTCGGACACCACACGAATCAGGTTCGGCAGGCGAAGCGCCAGCATGGCTTCTTCAATCTCAGGGAAGTTGGCTTGGGTATCCACCCAGACGACGTAAGCCTTATCCAGATACTCCTTGGCCAAGTAAAGGCAGGCAAGGGAATCCTTGCCACCTGAGTACATCAGCGCAACTTTCTCGTGGCGGGCGAATACGTCAGCCAGCATCTTAGGACATGTAGAGGGCTGCGCCGGTACCGATGGCTGAGCCGAGACCAGAGGCGCTTGCGTTTGCAGCAGACGCTTGGTTGGCCGCAGCTTGGTTAGCAGCGTTCGTAGCGCCAACACCAAGGTTACCTACGTTGTTCCACATACCGCCAGCAGTGCTTGCGCCTGCATTGAGGGCAGAACCTGTCTGGCCGAAGTTGGCAATAGAAGCGTTACCGCCTGCGAAGCCTTGACCTGTAGCACCCAGTGCAATACCTGTAGAAGCGTTGCCTTGAGCGGGGAGGCCAGCATACATGTTGTACACGTTGGCTTGTTTCTGTAGGCCGACGTCTTTAGCAGCCTGACGTGTTTGGTTCATGGCTTGGGCTTCAAGCAGTGCTTGGCCTGCGCTTACACCAGCAGAGGCCATCTGAGCAGTACCGGATGTCGGGTCGATACCGTAGGCACGTTGGCGCATAGTCTGTTGCTGGCGCTGGTTGTCCATCGCTGAAGTCAAGTCGGACTTGGCACTTTGAGCTAGTTGCTCGCGGTAACCCTCTTCGTTGTACTGGTCAGCGTCAGCTTTAAGCTTCTCCATTGCCGGAATCGCGCCTTGCTCATACCGCTCGTAGGCTTTCTTGGCCTGCCCAAGTTGCGTGTTTGTGACATCCTTAGTCATGGCCCACTGCTCATCAGCACGCGCTTCTTGCTGCTGAGACTGTTTGAGCATCTCAGGATAGATGTCAGTGGTGAACTTGCTCCACTGCTCCTTGGCGAGCGCAGACAGCTCGCGTTGCGCGATGCCGATATTTGGGTCTGCTGCTGGTGCGCTGACTGACGATTTACCCATGATTAACTCCTAATCCACTTGCATTCAGATTTGAGCATGCCGTACAGGATAGCGTCTTCCCCATCCTCGAACGCTTCGCGGAGTACACCCTCTTGGATGAACCCTACATGCTCGTCAAATTTTCTAGCTACGCTGTTGCTTGCCCGAACTAGCCCAGTGACACGACGGCACTTGAGCTGCACGAACGGATAAGCAAAGAACGCATACATAAACTCTTTGGAGGTCCAGCGTTTGCCGGGTGTCGCCGCTACGTTCATACAGACAGCTGCTCCGGTGTACATGTTGTATGCCACACCAGCAATCAGCTCTCCGTCTTCCTCAATCCCAATGGCCACGTTGGCATCGTCTAGGTTCTCGCCAATACGCTCAGCAACCCAGTTACGAACACGCTCGTCTTGGCCATATACCAGAATTTTCATGGCCGTAGTTTAACCCGAGTGCTCGATACGCGAAAGAATTAAATTCAGTTGTGTGATGCAGTCAGCCAAAGTAGCGTCTGCCGGCAATGGGTTGATAGACACCGCACCGGGGCGAGCCCCACTAATCAGCTCAATGTTCTGCTTCATTGGCTCAACCACTCGAGCGATATCGAGTGGCAGCATGCTGGTTGGGGGGATAGAGGGCTTCCTCATAGCTGACGCAGCTCACCAATAGAAGTGGCCATAGCGAACTTGCGTAGCGGCGCATTACCGGTTAGCCGTACTTCGTAGATGTACTCTTTGCCCGCAGCGGCCATACGCTGTGGCTCTTGGTCTGTAAAACCGTGCGTTGATATAAGCTGGTCATTTGCATAGATGAACGCCTGCACAAAGCGCGTGTCAGCAAGCGGGGGAATGTTGGCCAAAATACTGCCATTAACCTGCATGCCGTTGAGGGTCACGCTGTTGAGGGTACTCTGTAGCAGCGGGCCAGCAGCCCACAGTGCTTGGTTACTTGCAGTAATCTCGGCAACTAGCTCGTTGTACGCGCCAACGTTATCCATGTAGTCCCAGTTCGCTTGCACTTTGGCGATGGCGAAGTTTGCAGGTTCTGGCAGTATGAAGGTCTTAGAGACCCACTCGTAGTACGTGTTGTTGACTGGGTCTGAGTCCAACTGATAGATGGCGTTATCCACGGGGGACACGTAGAACACCTCGGCAGTCGAACGAGCAACGAACACAGCCTGTGCCGCTACATCTAGCGTAATTAGCGGTGGTGTATCCCCGCGCATCAAGATCAGCGCAGACTTCTCTTGACCTCGCTGGTAGAACGCAATGTACATGTTTTGGTAAATAGCACCAACCATGCTGGTGGGCACGTACTCTTGCCATTCGTCGCGAGTGAACAGCTGACGGGTGATGACGTCTTGTGTGCCGGGGGCAATAGACACCAAGCCGTTAGGACTAGCGTAGAGCACACCGAACTGGTCGGAAGTGATGGATTTCTTCGCTACGCATGGCTCAGGTAGCGGAATCTTCTCTTGTGACATCGCCCCGGGCTGTGAGCCCGTGATGAGGTATGGGGTCTGTGTTGTACAAACAACAAGCGACTGGCCAAACACGCCGAGACCAACAATAGGAGCACCCACTGTCATCATATATGCTACGGGCCATGCGTGCGGAAGATACGGCTCGCAGAACCACACTTCATTCCCCACGAAGCCAGCCAAGATGCCGTTCGGCATGGCTATCAAGCCCTTTAACCCAGCAGGAGGTGGGGTGTACGTAAATGAAGGCAGCGCAACACCAAGTGCCGCAGCAAGGATGTTGTCGGTGAACGAGCCGGAGGCTGCGCCTGTAGCTGGGTTCACTGATACTTGCCCGACATACAGGTACGATGCAGTAGATGCACTGGACACCGAGCGGTAGATACGGATAGCCGTGATGTTATACCCAGCGGCAGTAGTTGGCGCTGTCGAAAACGCGCTGACCGTGACTGTAGTAGTCGTAGCAGCTAGACTGATTGATGCTGCTGGACTTGGGGCGGACTCTTCAAGCACTGCGCCAAAAGCACTGACGTATGTGTAAACGTAGGCGCGGGTTTCCGCAGTACCTGTGGAGGCAGCAAGTGTAGGAGCGGCTACAGGGGCAGGAACGCCCATGTTGTATGAAGTGATCGGGAAAGGCTTAGAACCGATTCCAGTGCCTGTGGCTAAATTCCAGTTTGTCTTTTTTGGGGCTACACCGTCTGTGTAGTACACCCGAAATTCTGTGCTGTCCGCAACGGGGCCGGGGACAACGTTGGTATCAACACCGAACTCAAGCCATGCAGAATCCCCCGATGTAGAGTTTTCGAGGCGATAGATCGAAAGTGTGTCCGACAAGCCGGACTGGTATTCAAGGGTCGACTTACGCCATGGGCGCAGCTCTCCCGATTGAAGCTTTACGTTCTTAGCTACCTGCGCCTGATTGGGCGCAAGCAAGGCCGGGCCTGTACGGGGCGAGATACCCGAGAAATTTTCTAATTTCAGAAATGGCATATCGCCCCCTTACATTACTCAGCGGCTGGTGTGTCAGCAGTTTTTGCGTCAGCCTTCTTGGTCTTAGCTGCCTTAGGGGCTTCCAATTCCTCAGCCAGTGCTTTACCGTCGTCGTTCAAGTTGAACACGCCGTCGTCGCCCAAAGTGCCGACTTTTTTACGGTCGCCCATGATACCAATGATGATGTTGCCAGCAACTAAGTCGGCACCGGACAGGTCCATAAATTTCTCAAAGCTTAAAGCCATTTTTCTTCTCCAGAGGGGTTAAACACAAGGATGATTGTATCCCCGTGCTGGGCTTAGGCAAGTGTCGTACCGTGGTCAATTAGCCCGAGAGCCAACTGTGTGTGCTTCACGCGATCATCTAAGCCAATCGTGCCGCCGTTAATTCTTTTTGTCAGGGCAACCCAGTCGCCTGCTTCAGCCAAAGCATTGCAGTTGTGGGTGCTCCAGAACCAGCCGGCAGTCATAGCTGCGTACCGTGGGGTCGAAACCAAATCAGGATTGGCCACGAAGTCAACACCCAGCGCCTTGCTGGCGTGGAAGTAGTTTGCATGCCCAGTCAACTGGATGCACCCACGCCCGCGAAAACGCCAGCCGTCACCGGAGGCTTCATCTCGGTTTCCCATACGTGAGCTGTACACGTTGTTGGCGATCTTGCGCGGGTTACCGGCGTACTGACTTGCAACCTCTAGCGTAGGGAAACGCTTAGCCCACAGCTTCATCAGCGTAGCGGCTTTGTAGTTCAGGTTCTCTTCAAGGATACGGAACTGAGCGCACTCATGGCCACACTGGCCAATGAACGCTGCCTGTTTTTTAGGCGTGTCGATTCCAAACTTCTCGAAGGTCTCGTTGAGCGCATCAACCCAGACAGGGTCAATGTGCATAGCTTTCAGTTGTTCAGCGGTTACCACTTAGGGTCTCCTTCACTTGGTTGTAGCGGTCGATGCAGGAGTTGAGCTCGATGATGGCCCTGTCTCCTTCGGCGACGAGCCGGATAAGGTCTTCAACAGTCTGTCCGTCAAGTTCGGCTCTCTCTTTACCATCGTTGCCGGTAGAGGCGGAACATCCACCCTTGGAGGTGACGGGGACGTACAGCCTTGGACGGCTAGCAATAATCCCAGACAGCTTAGTTTCAAACTCTTGCTTTGTTTCAGCATCTTTTGCATCTTGCACGTCCTTCTGTTTGTTCATCTCGCCATTGAGGCGAGCAATCTCCAGCGCATCTTCCGTCTCCTTCTGGGCATAGCCTTCATGGTGCCCATAGAAATAGGAAGCGACCGCTAGGACAATAGCCCCAACGATTAGGTGCGGGTTCATGCTGCCTCCTGCTTAGCGGCTGCACGCTCGTGAGCGATGTCTTCTGCGGCAGGGTCGATATAGTCAGGCGGTGTTGTGGGTGGGGGCGGTGCACGCCATTCTTCATCCAACTCAGGATTCTTAAACCCATTGAAATTGAAATCAAACATGCCCGGTTGAGCCGTAGGCGCGGGGCTAGTGCTAGGCGCTACGGCTTGGAGCTGTGGGGGCGGGGCTACCGGTGTAGGGTTAGCTAGCTTCTGTGCTGCGGCTTGTACGCCCTTGCGGCTCATGACGCCACCGATACCGCCTACGACAAGCAGAACGATGTCATTGAGCATCTTCGCAAAAGCTTGGTCCATGGGAGCCATAGACTTCAGTGGTTGGACAACGAACGCCAAGCTATAGAGCATGAACGCGACGATGCCCGCCAAGATGAGTGTGACTACGATGACAACAAAACCCCAAATGCGGGTCTCATACTCATCAGCGGTCAGCCGAGGCAGCGGGTGTTGGTGCTTGTTGAACAATTTGTTTCTCCAAAACAGGGGCTACGAGGTAATCTGGACAGTCTTGTGTGAACAGACAGTCAGGGCGTTGGCAGCGTTTCTGCGACCAGTTCGCTGGGTCTTGGCAATGATACCGGTATCGGTCTTCACAGCCCGCCATCAGCATCAACAGGCTTAGGCTCAATACGAGGTTTCTCACGTTTCTTCTCCTTCTCTTCCAATCGTTGGACAATGGCTTCGGCCTTGTTCAGTTGTTTCTGTACATGCACGATGGCAAACGATAGCCCCATGATGCAAAAGATCAAAAGCGTGACGATGACTACCCATGACCAAAATTCCTTCATAGAGTTAAATACAACCCCATCGTCTCTAAGAACCCGAACAGAATCGCCACTGCGTACACCAGCTTGTATATTAGGATTTCTTGGCGGTGTTCGTGTTGCCATTTTAGGGCTCGTTCTTTCCTAGCTTTGACCTCACGAGCAGCTTCCTGCTCTTCCAAAATCTCGTCGTACTTGGTAAGAAACTCTTGGTACATTGCGCCAAGCCCTAGTTCTTCCGGAGTCCCCCAAATCATCGCCTGTTTTAGCTGCGCTGACAACTGGTTCATCTGCCACTGGATTTCAATCCGGTCGATAGCACTGTCGGCAACTTTGTCCGTGGTCAGTGCCTCTTCCTCGAGTTCTCGGCAATGCTCTTTGAGTTGCCTCATGGCCTCAAAGTAGACCTTCAAATTCTCACATATCTCATGCACTGCACGAGCTTGAAACTCCTCGTAACTCAGCTCTGGTTCTGGGCCTCGCTTGGATTTTTTCTCGGGTGATTTGGCTGGCTCGGCGGCGGCAACAACTTGCTTTTCAGGTACAGATTTAGCCTGTCCTGCGCCTCGAAAAAGGCCAGTAATCCATTCCCAGATTCCTGTGACTTCTTTATAGATGGCTTTGGCGTCGGCGATTCCACCTTCAACCTGCTTCTTAAACTTGCCAATTTCAGCCTTCCCTTCTGACAGCATTTGACAGCCAGCACGGATAGCACCGACTGCACTTTGCGCCATGAGGAGAAGACTGATTGGGTCCACATCACAAGGGTTTTACTACGCCTACTTGCAAAGGGTTATCAACGCCCGCAGGAATCATGGATGGGTCGAGCACATCCTCTTCGCGTTCACCAGTGCGCAGAGCGTGTAGGCAGGAAGCGATAGTGTCATCTTCCAGCGCGGTCAAAAAATGGCGCTTGCCTTTGGCAATGTAGATCATGTGGGGGGCTTTGAACACAGTCTTGCTGCCTTCAACATCGACCTCTACACTGCCTTTGGACAGCAAGGTAATGTGGTCAAAGTTATGTACGTGGCCTTCGTTACGGTCCCCAGCTTTGACGAAGTGCATCATGCGAACCCAGAGGTTCGACACACAACTCATTGTTGTTTCTGGGTAGTTCATAGCTGTGTAGTACCAATCTCAGTTGGGTCCGACGCCAACAAACCAAACTTGACGAGGGCTTTCGCTGCCCTCTTTTCAAATTCAACTTGCGCCCACATGGCAGCGTTTGCTTGCTGCTCTGTGGTCGGCGCTTCAATAGGCAGTTCTTGCACGAGGGCGACGATTTGATCGAATCCAGTAGCCAAAGCTACCTCTTGTTCGCGTTGCGTTGCCCATGTTGGAGCGCGGTGCATGATTTCTTCATGGAGTGCAGTGCCAGTCAAGAACGCGCCATCAACTACGGGCACGTCAATAGCGTAAGCACCGAGAAGTTTTTCGCCTTCTTTGTAAAGCACTTCAATTTGGCCAATTTCTGGCGTTGCGCGAATAATCTGATAGTCCATTAAGAGATACCTCCGTTACGTGTTCCTGTTGCAATCCATGAAATGTTGCCGTTGCCTGAGACTGCGCCACCACCAGCACCACCACCGGCACCGGCGCTGTTGCCTGTCGTGCCGGTAGCGCCGGTAGCACCAAAAGAACCCCCGGCCCCCCCAGCGAGGTTGTATTGCCCGCTGTTTACCGAGTCAACCTTCGCCGCCCCGCCAGCCCCGGCGCTTGTAAGTGTTCCTGCCTGCCCTGCATTAGAGGTGAAAGCATAAAGAGGCCCGACTGCCGTTCCGCCAGCGCCGCCGCCAAGACCTCCGCCGCCACTACTACCACTCAGATCAGTGCCCTGAAGTTTGCCGTAGTAGCGAGTGACATACCCAGCGCCACCGCCGCCACCGCCGCCGCCAGCAATCCGACCAGCGTTGTTGATACTCACGCCAACAGAGACGCTCAAAGCAAGTCCCCCGCCACTACCGGCAGTTGCTTGGACAACGCCACTGGGACGGGAAGCGCCACGTCCGCCTGCGCCGCCCATGCCTTGAATAGTGCCGTTGTTCACGAGCGTTACGCCGCCGGGGAAGCTACCGTTGATCGTAAGCGCTGGCGTACCTGTACTCGTTGAGTAGATGTAAACACCAGAGTTGATGGTTGCGACCACTGCGCTAGACTGATTCCAACCAGCATTAACGGCTAGGGTGCGTAAGTTCGCGTTTGTTTGGCTAGATGAAATCGTGAATGAGAACGTAGGTGAAGTAGGTCTCTTGCCATAGAACTGATTGAAACCAAGGTTTGCGCTGGTAAACGTACCTGACGCACCTGCGTCGGTATACCAAACAGTTCCTCGGTATGCGTTCAAATTATTGCCACGACCAAACTCGGCGTTGATAGCCGACATTGAAAGAGCGCCAGAAGCAGGGAGAGTCATTTGTGCTCCTTATGGTGCGCCGTATGCTGTGATATCCGCAGCGGAAGTAATGTTGCCCGATGAGTCCATCGAGGCAATGACAGTGGAACCATACTTGAACTGTAGCTTACCGCTTGCCTGCTCCACAGAGAAGTTTGTTGTGAGTAGCTTTGGTGTTGTTGTAGCTGTTGTAGCTGTTGTAGCTGTTGCGGCGTTACCCGTACAAGAGCCGGAAGAACCTGTGACGTTGCCCGTGACGTTTGCAACAATACCGTCAGAGAATGTTTTCACTCCGGACACAGTCTGAGCACCATCTAACTGGACAAAGTTGCCTAGTCCGGCTGCGGTGATGCGCAGCTCAAGCTTGTCTGCTGCCGCATAGCTACGCGCTGTAGTGCCCTCCTGCGCCCGGACGACAGTCATTGAATCTGCGGTTCGGCTCGTGACTTTAACAATTTCAAGGTTGTTGCTTGAGTCTACTAAGGTGGCGTAGAAATACGAGCCTGCTGGAGTAGTAGGGAACAACGCGCCCAAATTGGTCGACACCGTAATCGTAGTCGAGGACGAGGTGATGGAGGAGGCGAGAGTGGCCGAAGCCGTGTTTGAAAAAAGAACAGGCATGTGTTTTCCTTAGTCGACTAATTTTGCCACAGTGGCTTCTAGTTGCGCAATCCGCTCTTGTAATTGGTCGATCAACTCGTCATGCTCGTTACCTGTCTGGACAAGCAATGGAACCAACTTCTCGTACTGCACAGTCAAGTAGTTCTTACCAGACTTGCTTTCACCTGCTAACGGGTCTTTATCGAATGGTGCTTGGTGGACCGCTTCAGGTACGATCTTCTGCACGCGCTGGGCAAGCAAGCCAATGTCTTTTGCTGGTGGGTAGAAGTCCCACTTGTTACATTCTTCCAAGTCCCAATCAAAGTACACACCGTCAATCTGGCGGAGCATCTTACGAGCGTTGGCAATTGGTGTTACATTGTTTTTCAACCGCTCATCAGATGCGTACGCGGTAACGTTACCCGTGTTGATCTGGTTACCTGAACCATCCCAGTACGCACGCCATGTGCTGTTACTGTAGTAAAAACCGGTTGCCCCAGAGTTGAACATCAACGTGCCGGACACATCTGAGAACGAGATACCCGCATATGTGTTGGTAGTACCTGTTACTCCAATTGAACCGTATGAACCATAGTTGATGGTGTTGCCTTGGATACGCTGCCACACAGTCGATGCGGAATCGAGAATCGCGTTGCCCAAAATAGTAGGGCGCGCGCGGACAAAGTTCGTGACACCGTTGTGGTCAATGCTGATCGCTGTCTGCGCACCGGTAGCGTAGCTGCTCGTTGTGGCGAGGTACATTTTTGTACCATAAGCGCCGGAGCCCTGAACATAGATACCTGCTTGCGCACCAGTCGTGCCTGTACCGCCGTTCCACGTAATGCCGGAGGCGTAGTCAGCCGTTGTCTGGCCGTTAAAGTGGATGCCGTAGTTACCAAGCCCGGGGGTTGTGGCGTTGATTGCCGCTTGGTATGCGGATTGAAGAGCTAAAGCTGTAGTGCCTGCAATAGTAGTAGGTGTCCCGCCGGAGCCATTAGCCGCAGCAGTCAAGCGCCCTTGGGCGTCTACCGTAATGTTTGCGTTGGTGTAGGAGCCCGCTGTCACTGTGGTATTCGCCAAGCTCCAAGTTACGGCAGCAGAGCCGTTAAATGTTGAGCCGCTCAAACCTGTACCCGCAGTGTGCGCGTTAGCCACAGACCCCGCAGAGCCAGTTGTGCTCTGATTAAACGTTGGCCATGTTTGTCCTGCGGCAAACGTGATTGCCCCAGTCATGGTCCCACCTGCCTTTGCCAGATATGACGTCAGGTCGACCGCACCCCAAGATAGATTTGTGCCGTCCGTAGTCAGAAACTTGCCGGAGTTGCTAGTCTGAGTAGGGATAACCCCGTCTACATACCCTTTACTAGCCGCATGAAGGCTAGCCGTAGGGGCAGCATGTAAAGTAAGAAACCCCGTCAACGTACCACCGGAAAGCTCTAACTTGCCGGTGTTCAGGTTCAGAAAGTTCGCATCGACTTCCGCATTGGTCAGCGGAGAGCCTTTGCCAGCGCGGGTGACGATGGTTGACATCAGCTACCCCTTAGCTGACGGTAATGGTCCAAGTGATGCTCATTGCATCTGAAGCGCCTTTGTTCACCACAGAGAACACTGTGCGGCACAGCAGGGTGCCACCAGAGCTAGCGTTAAGAACGCCGGCTTCAGTAACCGCGCCAGTACCTGTACCGGCTGGGAAGGTTGCTGTATATGTCACGACGTTAGCGGCAGAGGACGAAGACGCAAGCGTCACGCGGCCCAGTTCAGAAACGAGTGCGGTATCACCAGCTGCTGCTGCGGTAGTGCCCGCGCCAACAGCCATATCTGTCATAGCAATCGGAGTGTTAACCGTAGTTTTGAGCATACTTGCAGCAATGAAAGTCTTGCCTGCGGTCACGACCAAGTTTTGGATTTTGCGCTCGTCTTTAACGCCGCCATTGGCGTCAAACAATTTAATACTGACAGCGCCAGTAATTTTTAGGTGGTCTTGCAACATGGTTTACTCCTTAGAAAGTGAAGGCGGTTCCGACATAGTCTTCTGCAAAATAGGCTAGGTCGCAATAATCTTGCTGGACAATAAGGCCGCCGTCGGCAAGCGAAACTGAGTCACTTACATCTTTAGCTATTGTCTGCGAAAAATCGTCGATTGCAAAGGCAATATTTGCAATCGAAGTGCTAAATGAAAAATCAAGACCATCGCTAGCCTCGAATCCATCATTCATAGTTACGCCATCAGTGATTAGCTTCTGGGCATCGAACGTCTGAGCGTCTACAAACGAAATAGGGTCGTCCAGTGCTTTTTGGGCTTGGAAGACTGCGGCGTCGGCTAATGAAGCAGCATCACTAAAGACTTTCTCTGTAGAAAGTATAACTACGTCAGTAGCCGTATAAGACTCAACTAAGTCTTTAGCGACTGTTAGAGCAGCTAAATCAAGTAACCCGGCGGTGTCGGCAACCGCTTTATCAGCGGAAAGAGTTAGGGCATCTGAGGTAGATACGGCGTCAACAATAGCTTTAGTAAAGGCAACAAGGGCGGCGTCGGACACGCTATACGTGTCAGCAAAGTCGCGCAAGAACGTTAAAACAGTTTGCACTGTGTCTGTCACTGCCGCAGTGTCGGACAACGTTTTGGCTGCTTGGAGTGCTACCAAATCGGTTAGTACGAACGAGTCTACGAGGCTTTTTCCGAGGGTATAGCTAACCCCATCCGATACGACCGCAACATCAGCCTTATATTGGTACTGCCCGGAGTCGTCCATGTACACAACGGGCACGATTTCAATGTACGACAGCGCAGACGCAGCAAGTACATACGTTGTTAGTACCTCTGGGGCTGTGTATCCAACAGAAGCGCTCGCGCTTTCATATGAAGCTGTGGCTTCTGGGGCTACATGCGTAACGGAAGGCGTAGCGTCAACGACTACGATGCTGACCGAAATCTGTGGCCCGCCGACCGTAGCGTCCATTAGAAGTCCCCGCGAACCTTGAACTTCAGTGTGTCGTACACAGTCTGAATCTGACCATCAGCAAACGTGATTTGAATCTCCCCTTCATAGTCGCCGGGAGTACCTGTCAGCATCTCAGGAGCGGACGCAGGGTAGAACACGCAGCCCCCATTGAGGGCGTCGGTCACCGCGCCGGGGACTGTAGCCTGCAACGTAGTAGCCCCAGCAGCTCGAAATTTAAGAACTAGATTCGCCCCGGTCAGAACAATAGGCGAGCCAGTAGTGGTGTCTGTGAGCGTACACACCAGCGCTGGGCGAGTGTCGTTTTGAACCAGTTTGATTTTGTCACTCATGCGAACCTCTGAAATTCAATACGTGCAGAAGCACGGGTCAAGCCCTTGTACACGCGGGTGCGGACTTCGGCCATGATGTCGTTGAACCGCTTTGTGTAGACGCCGGCAGCACTGGGGTCATAGTATGGCTGGTCAGGAGTGTTGTACAAGCGTGCGCGTGCGCCCATAGCAATCTGCTCAAGGAAACGCTCATACAGCTCGTCAGTGACCGTTGTAGACGAACGCTTAGGCGCAAGGGCTGCCTTCACCTTCAACTTGTTCTGTGCCGTCGTCTCGGGCTTCGTAACCAACTGCATCACGTTCGAGCGTGTGCGGAAGTAGTAGTACGGGTTGCCCTTTAGGTCTTCCCAGTTCGACGTGCGGTAGATTTGATTCAGCTCTTCTTGAGACTTAGGAATCAAAAGCTGGTCACCGTAGTACGCCTGCATGATCTCCACTACTTTGTAGTTGGGGTCGTTGGCATCCAAGTCGTATTCACCCACATTCTCTTGCCCAGCGATGGGGTCGAGGTTCTCTTGGATGTAGTGCGTCTCTTCACAGAACTCGATGACCGCGTTGCGGATGGCCTGCACGGCCACGATTTCAGGCACGTCACGGACGAACGGCATGACCTCGGGCAAGAAGACTTCGTAGGAAACTTCGCTCATGATTGTGACCCGGGTACAGAGGTGTTACGTGGGTTGAGGGCCTGAACGGGGTCGTTCGATACCTCAGTCTGCGCCTTACCGCTAACAGCAGCAACGAATGTAGCCAAATAGCCTTGGGCCAACTGAAGGCCGGGAGCGTACTCAGCATCTTTACTACAAGCGCGGTAAAGGATGTAATCCACCAGAGAGGACTGGTAGATGTCAAAAATTGGGATGACTTCTGATTCAGAGGTCAAGTTTGTAGGCTGGGCCGAATAGTTCAGCTCAACGTACTGAGTGCCCGTATTGGGCGGATACACATAGAACGCTGTCTGGTCCTGTGTGTCATAGATGTAGTTACGCACCTCGGCGGCTGCCGTGGCGGTGTGCCAGTTGGGGTTGAAGTTGTCTAACAACTCACGAGACACAATACGAATGGCGCGACCCGGCGTAGTGCCTGAGGTGCCCATGTTGCGATACATCTGAAGCAACAACCAACCGCCCGTAGGCAGAGACTGGCGAGTGCCAGCATCTAGCTTTTTTGAGACGGTGGTCGAGGAAGCGCTCGGCTGGATGAGCACAATTTGGCGCATACCGTCGTTGAGCCAAGCCAACAGTTCCGAACGAGTCCAACGGATGTTGGCCAAGTCGATCAGCTGGACTGACGCTTTATCAATGATGGTTTGTGCTGTTACCGTGCCCATTTTTGCCTTACGCTGTTACTGCCAATGCGGCTTCAATCGCTGGAACTTGAGTGCCTACCCACAAGCCTTGAACCGTGAGGTTATCAGCTGTTGCAGTGCCTGCATCAAGACCAGTGATGCCCAGAGCTTGAGTGTAAGTGAAACCTGCGGAAACCAAGCCATCAATGTTGGCGGTGGTGTCTTCAGCTACTACAGCTTGCGCTTGAGGGAGAGATAAACCGCTGGCGATTAAGTCGTCTAGTACTGCCATGTCGTTCTCCTAAGGTTAATTTAAAAGCAGGGGCCGAAGCCCCCGCCCGTCTCCACGGGGAGATTAACCTGCGGCGACCAACAGTGCCAAGCCTTTTGGCTGAGCAACTTGTGAGCCATACACGTTCAAGCCGCGCACCAATGTACCGAAGTCGTTGGGGTTTTGCAGGCTTTCCACTTTCGCGATTTGCGAAGCGAATGTGATGGCAGACTTGTGACCAGCCATGATAGCGTGGCGCTTAGCTGTACCAGAAGCGTTGGCATCAGTGCCAGTGTTGGGGTTCATCCAAGTCTTGCCTGATGCACCGCGTGGAACCAAGTTCGACACGTACACAGTGAAACGGTCGATCATGCCGATCTTGCCGTTGCGCAAAACGCTAGATGCGTCGCCCATGAACTGAGCTTGAGCCAAGTTAGATTGCATCAAGATTTGACGCTCTGTTGGGGTCAAGATCAACCAGCGGTCAGTCTCAGGCACGTTGGCTTCGTCCAACACGCTTGACAGAGCAGTGATGCTCGACAAGATGTTAGAAGCAGTCAAGGTCACAGGAGCTGCGTCTGTACCGAGGTTGTAACCACCAGAGATAGCACCAGCGGTGGCACCTTGGTTAGCTGCGTCGCCAGCGGCAAAGTTTGTGTACAACACGTCTTTGTCGATGTTGATCTTCATTTGCATTGCGGCGTCGTTGGTGAACATGTCCATCAACTTTGGCTTGGCTTGCAATTCCAACACGTTGTTCACGTTCACGCCGAAGTACTTACCCTTGTTGATGACCAAGCTGATGGTCGAAGGAGCTGGCACTTCGTAAGCCAAGTTTTGGCCAACGCTGTAGCTGTTGATCGTGATGGATGGGATGGTGTTGATGATGACAGTGTCACCCATGCCAGTGATGTCGCCTTGCCAGTCGGTGTTAGCGATTTCGCCGAACACGGTGGCTGCGTAGAACTTCTGGGCCAACTTGCCAGACCAGAGGGCTGGAATGAACGAACCAGAGTAGGCTGTACCTGAGTACGCTACTTGGCCGCCGGGGGTGTTGAAACCGCCGGAGTTGATGGGATAGGCTGCTGCTGCGGTGATTGTAGACATGGTGGTCTTCCTTCTGTTAAAAAACGGTTTGGTTCAACCGCCATGTCCTTTGGTGCATTGCTTAGTAGCGGATGCGGCCCTCAGTAGTGGCGGCGTGGATATCTTTTTCGATCTGCACCGCTTCTGCCTCGTCAATCATGCCACGTCTCCACTCAGCGTAAAAAGCGTCAATATCCTGTTGAGAATAAACACGCTTGTCCACATTGGGATTCGTAGGCGCTGGCGACGTACGCGAGCGGGTCGGTGCTACTTGACTATTAAGATTCGGACGGCTGTTCGACGGTGCTGCCGGGGCCAGTGACTTCTTGTACTGGTTAAAAATAGTGGCGGTACGGTGTGCATCTAGTGCTTCATACGCGTTTGTGAGCGCGTACTGGCGAGGCATGCCGTAGACGGGGTCCACTTCTGCTAACCAATTCAAGAAACCTTGGTCTACGTTCAGGGCTTGCCAATCTGGTACTGCGGTCGCCAAAGCGCTTTCGTAGCGGTCCTTGTCAGACACTACTTGGCGTTCAGTCACATTACCTAGCTTGCCCTTTAGTTCGGCGATCTCTGCGGTTAACTGGGCTTCTAACTGGCGGCTGCCGGCTAGCTTTGCTTCAGTTGCACGCTCAATCAAGTCGATCAAGTCGGAGCCAAATGCTTCTTTGTCTTGTTCAGTGATTAGAGACGGAGTCGATGCCGGAACAGGTTGAGCTTGAACTGCTTTGGCTGTTGCGAGGTCTGTGGTCAGTTGGCCGATTTGGCTGTTCATCTCACGGACTTGCGCGTACAGACGTGGCACTTCAGCGTCAAACTTACCCTTCAGAGTGTGGTACTTCTGTTCCCACGTTTCTTCGGATACCGCTGGCTTCGCTTCTGGCTCTGGCGAGACATTTTGCGGTTGTGGTTCAGGGGTGGGTTGAGGGTCTGTGGCTAAGGGTTCACCAGTGTCCGGGTTAACAGGCTGGGTTCCATTTAGCTGCGCTACAAGCGCGTCAGCATCTTCAACTTGCTGTTGAACAGCACGAGGCAATGACATCTCTATCTCCTTCGCTCCGACTACGCTGGAGGGCTCCAGTTACGGTATGCCCACTCACGCTTACGGTCAGCTACTACGGTTAAATTTTTGACTCCGAGCGCCCTTGCGGGTAAGCTCATTGTCTGCGGGTTTTAGCCAACAAAGTGCTACCTTCATCGACAAGGTCAAGGATTTCCTTAACCTGCAACGCCCGGCCTTGCAGCCGGAGCATTTCATCTTTTTCTCTCGACGTACACAGGCGCGTTAGCGTGTCTGCGTGTGTCAGTTGCAAGAATTCTACCAGTGGTTGGAACTCTTGCGATTTGAGTAGTGTAAGGCAACGAGCTACGCGCTCGTCAACTCGCACTGACATTATTTGCAGAGACCGTCGGTCTTAGCGGATTCTTGAGCGACTTCTTTGCCGCCGCGCTTCAATGTACCGAAGATGCCGCCGTCTGAACCGCCGTTGCCTTGAGAGGCTGGGCCTTTAGACATGCCGTCGGTTTTGGCTGATTCTTGCTTGTACTCAGCGCTGCGCTTTTCCATTGGATTGATTGCTTGCATGGGATTACTCCGTTAGGTTGATGCGATTATGTACAACATTCTACTGTTGTCAAGAGCCAACTCCGCTCAAAGGAGCAAAATTGTTGGTGACCGGGGCTCCAGTTGCTAGTGTCGCGCCGGGTTGTGCGTTTGGTGGGGTACCACCTGCCTGTGCTTGGCCGTTCTGCTGTTCAAGCATCATCTGCTGTTGCTGGGCCGCCTGCTGTTGCTGCTGTTGGGCCATACGTGCCTTGATGATCTCCACTGGTGGCACGATGTTGTCTGGGTTCAGGTCCAGAGTCTTAGCGGCTTGGCGCAACAGTTCTGCGATGCCTTCGACACCGACGATCTGCTGAGTGAGCGGGTTTGACAACGCGATCTGCAAGAACTGGTTCTGACGCATCTGAGCCTGCTCTTTTACCAGCAAAGAGGTCGCGCCTCGTGCAACGATGTTCACGTCACCCTTCAAGTCTGGGTCATCACCGTAACGCATGTTGTAAAAATACAACCGTTCGATGGCCAGACGAATGACGTTTTCGTCGATGTTTGCAATCACTTGCTTAATAGCCTTACCAGCGTTAGACATCATCATGCTCATGCCGGAGGCTGTACGGCCAGCGCCGCCTGCTGCGCTCTCGCCGGTCATGTACTTGGGGATGCCTGTGTATTCGTCAGCCAGTGTTGAGAACTTCTCGTACACGCTCATCAGTTCAGATGACAAGCTGGATGGCTGGAAGAATTGCATTGGGGCTTGGCCACCAGCCATTGGGTCAGACGTGACTTGCCACACCTTCCATGGGTACATCTGTGTGATGTTCTCGCCTTGGGGCAAGCGGTCGATGTTGTAGACCACCTGCGGGCCGGAGGCGATGGACATGTTGTTCACCAGCGCACGAGCAGCGGCGTTACAGATGTCTTGAGCATCACGGCACAAGTCAGCAACAGAGTTGCCCCAGTACGCACCGGGAACTTCTTCGTAGCTCGCCTTGTAGTAAGGTTTGCGACCCAGCGGGTCTGGGTTGATGACGGCCTTGATGACCCATGTACCAATGACCCAAGCCTCGATGGGGTAGTCCATCAAAGGGTCTGGAACTTCTTCTTCGGTCATGCCCCAGTCGCGTAGCAACTGGCCCTGCACGTTGCCCCAGTACTGGAGCGCGTCAATCAACTGCGATGGGTTCTGTTGCACGCCCATAGTTGACTTGCCCTCAGCCGCAGCCTTGTTCATGTCAACGTAAATCCAGTCGCGCAAGCCGCCCTTGCCGTACTCTTCGAGCACCATGCGGATAGCGCCGTCGCTGTAACCTTCCACACCAATCAGTGCTTGCAGGTCAGCGCGTGCGAGTTTGTGTCGTTCGATGAGCGCACCGTCGTCAACAGTAGATGCGTCAGCTGCTGGGTAAATGTTGAATGGGTCAACACGTTCCCACTCTAAGCACAGCTCATCTTTCACAGCCAGCTCGTACTGGCCATCCGCAGTTGGAGTCCACTGCATCTTAGGGCGCTTGCGGACCACTGGGCCTTTTATGAACGCGGAAGGGAATGTTGTGATGTCATCGAGAAAGTCGCTGAACGCTTGGGCCCAGTTACCTTCTTGTAGCTGGTCAGTCATCTTGACTTCCATACGCTCAGCCGTGCGGCCGGCCATATCTTTCAAGTGTGACATTGCCATATCCTTCATTTCAAGCAAGCGCTCGCGCACTTGTTGGTCTGTAGGTGGCGTGCCAGCTGCGTACAGCTGCATCACTTCTTGCTGGGCCTGCTGCATGATGGATTCGACCTGACTTGGGGGTAGGTCAGGAATCGCACCGGGCTTGATGGTCCAAGGCTTCTCATCAGAAGCAGTTATTAACGTGTCGCGCAACCAGCTCGATGCAGCACGGCATTTGTTCGATGTCAACATCATGTAGATGGTGGAACTGCCTTGCTCCCGAAGCTGAGCGAGCTTATCGGGGTCGTATTCGCCGCGACGAGCGCGGACGGATTTGAGCATTTTGATTTCTGAAGTCTGCTGCTTCGCCATCATGGAGCTCATCCATGTCTTGCGAATAAAGCCGGCTAGAGCCTGAACCACAGGTTGTGCGTTCTGCTGTTGCGCTTTTGTGCGCTGCTCTTCTTGTAGCGCCTTCAGAGATTTAATCGTGACCATACCACCCGTGGTAACAGTACCCGGGGCGTTCGTATTGGTAATGTTCAAGCCAAGTTGCATATGTGCGTCACTTTGTGCGGTGGGATGTACTATGGCACGATCTCAGCATCAGGTCCACACGTAGTTGGATTTCTGTACTGTGACTGCCTTGCGGCCCCAAGCATCGCCTGTGACGTTTCCATCAGCGTGCAGACACGCGTACTGATGGGCATCTGCAATGTGGGAGTGTGAGTTTTTCTCGGGCTTATCGTCCGTCTCACCATTCTGACGGATTTTATACCTATATCCGCCTCGGAGTGCAGCAATTAATTTTGTACAGCTTGGGTCGATCAAATGACCGGGCTTACCGTCTACTGTTCGAGTGAGCATCGAATCGACTGCGTTAACTCGCGCCACCACGCTGTTCGTACGCGCTGGGATGACTCGAAACCCCTCTTGTTTGAGGATATCGAACACCGACCGCTCGTCAGTCTGCGCCCGCTGTTGGCCGGCAGGGTCACCAATAATAAGCACGTTCATGCCCGGAAAACGGTTAGCCAGCAACGGTTTGAGCTTCTCGCGGCAGAACCGCAGCGTGCCCATACCCTCTGAGGTCAGGTCAGCAAAAGTCAGCAATCGACCCTGCGCGTCAACTTGGTTGATCGTGCATGCAGGTGTAAGCCCGAAGTCCATCCCAATGATGAGCGGGTGGGTCTGGAGCTTGATATGGTTCAGAGTCTTCTCTGCCACATGTGTCTCTTTGTCAAACGCTCGGAACACCGGCTGGCCTGAGAGCGAACGTCCGAACTTACCGTGTACGTAGACGTCAATCCAGTCTTCGGACTTGCCTTCGCACAAGTTCTCGTAGTAGCCGTCAGGCAGGAACTGTACCCAGTCCGCTTCCTGCGCCAAGCCACTAGGCTGCATCGTGACGTGCATGTTGTCAGGCGGGTCGTTCAGTAAGGTTTCCCAGAACGTATCAGCGTCCGGCGGGTTGGTAGCGCCCCACACCTTGTGAATCTGCTTGCCGTTGTCATCGCAAGCACCCACACCGTTCATCGTCTTATCGGGATAGCGACCAAGACGACCAGTAAGAGCGTTGTAAATGTCAGGGTTGATCTCTCGAAACTCGTCCATGACGCCAAAGGTGAGCTGGAGGGACAAAAGACGTCGAGCATCATTAGCATCGTCCAGACCACGAAATAGGACTTCGCACTCCACATCATCAAACTTAAGCAGAAACTTAGAGTTCGTTTTCTCCAATATGCCAGCTTCTCCATCTGGATACCATTTCAAAAAGTCCGGGATGGTGGTGTCCCACAGCATCTGACGGGTGTTACGAATAACAGCACAGCGCGAACGACGGATGCCGTCCGGCCCTGCCTTGATACGTGCAGCCTCGTAGCCGATCTTAATCAACGACGCGGTTGTCTTGGTAGAACCCACCGGGCCCACGATGAAGTTCGCGAACTTGTCCGATGTCAGGAATGGGACCACCGACAGGGGTGGTGTGTAGACAAGGTTAGCCATCTATGGTGATCGGAGTTGGGCCGGGGGCCTGTGGGATGTTGATGGTGATAGAAAACTTTGGCGCAGAAGCTATAGACGTGTCGACTGCCTTTTTGTCAGGCTTCAAGCCGGCTACATCCACGAGTGAGTTGAACACACTCAGCTTCTGCATGATTGACGTGTCGTTGGCGATGGCCTGTTTGAACATCTGGCTCATCATCTCTTCAGCCATCAGACCAGCCTTGAGCCGGAACGTCATGCCATTACGCTCAAACTCAGCGCGCTGGTTCTGAACTGCATGGATGAACGGTGGCCACTGCTGTAAGCGCTCCCACTTCTCGCCACTGAAACCAAAGCGAGCTGCTACGTCGGTCGGATTCTCCAGCCCCGCAGCGCACTCCCACACCAACTGGGGCGGGATGTCTAGGGTGACATGAGGTTCACTGGCTTGAGGTGAGAGCGCGAACTCTTGGTGGTCTGCGAAGTGGTCGAGGTCGTTACTCATACTTCTTCAACCCGTCGGTCAGGATGCGTCGAATCAGTTCAGACATGGTCAGCCCAGTGCGCTCCGCTTCTTTGCGCAGTGCATCCACGACCTGTTCGGGTAGGAAGAAGTTGTAGCGTTTCATCAGTCGAGCTTCAAATCACTAAGGTCTGGGAGGCCGGCGTCCACTGGGGCGGCTTTAGGTTCGCGTGGTTTACGCACCTTCGGAGCTGGGGGCGGGGTTTCTTGCTTGAGGGTCAAAGCTTCCAGCTGGGGTTTGCCCTGCTCTTGGATTTTGCGCATCAGCGTGTTGACTTCATCGTATGTGTACGTCGCCTGACGAGCAGACTGGAACAGCACAAATGCCATGTCGATTTCTTGGATGGTGAGCTCTAGCTTGAGGGTAGGGGTATTCATATTATTTTTTGCCTTTTGCGTACGCAGCTGTTGAGAGCTTGCCAGATTTCAGGGCCTTGCCAGTTTTCATAGCACCTTTGCCCTCGCCTTCCATCTTCTCACCCTTTGCATACTGCGCGGGGGTGATCTTGCCGGACTTGACGGCTTTAGCTTCTTTGCGTTCTTCGGCTGGAGTGTCCTTGCCTTTGAACAGATTCTTCAGTGCTGGTTTGGGAATTGCCATTTGGTGCTCCTTGTGAATGACGTGTGTATGGTACACGGGAATAAGTATTCAATGCAACTTTTTAGGTTTACAACGTGTGGCGAATGTGTGTATGTACTAAAAAACGACCTTTGTTGCGTGTGCGATACGTAAAACAGGCGGGGGGTCCCTCGTGTCCGTGTCCCTCCCCCCACCCCTACCCCGTTGTATTGTTGAAACCTCTAGTGGGTAGTAAGCAAGACAACGAAAAGGTTGTATCGCTGAAACCCCTTGTGAGGGTATCGCCCCTCGCTGAATGTTCCTTAAAAACTGATTGTCTGAATGTTTGCTTACGGCTTCGTGTCGTGGCGGGCGGTTTCGAGCCGCAATAACGGGTAGGTCAATCGGTGGAGCAATGTCTTTAAAAATTTGAATTTGAATCCTTGGGGCTTACAACCCGAGACGGGTACGAAGTAGACGAAGATACCCTGACAGCATTGATTGTGTCCGTGCGCCTAGTGGAATAGGTGCTTAGGGCTAGGCTCTGTTGTGCGAATGAGCAGTATGAATCCCATGCCATTGTGCGAGTAGATTGGCGACAGTAGTGTCGTATTGAAACCACAAATTAGCGTATGGCGGCAACTCGGAAGGCGCGCACCACAACCTAGACCACCGACAATCTTACGCAACACGCTTCAGCGGTGCGAGACCGTGGAGTGGAGTCGAATCTAATGGAAAGACATTAGTCAGTAGCGCCGACTGTAAAACGGGCGATGAGGTGGCAACCCTAGTACCGAGAACAGAAAACCTAGGCTCCAGCCCGCTAGGTTATGAGACTAGCGGGCTTTATTGTGTGTATTCAATCCCGAGTGCATACAACGAAGCTAACTAACTGGAGAATTTTCATGAACGCAATCGACACAATCACTTTCGCCCCTGCAATCATCAATGTTGAGGGCAAAACCGCGACTGAGCGCAA